TCTAAATCACTCTAAATCACTCTATTCTAAATCACTCTAAATCACTCTATTCTAAATCACATAGTTTACACATAAGTGTTACACAAACTGAACACACAAAGCATAACACTATGTCACAAAGCCGTAAGCGTAAAGCGACACAACAACATGTAAACTCATTGAATTCGAATTACGTGCCGTTAGTCAGTAATTTGGCACCATTTGATATCGTTATTCCTGAAGTTGACCGTGATGAACTTTTAAAAAAAGGCATTATTGATCAAAATGATAATTTTATTCGTCGTCGAATGGTAAAGTATCCGCCCAACGAATTAAATATAATTTTACAAGAAGGTAGATGTATTGACGCTGGATTTGACTTGTTGCAAGCGAGAGGTCATCAAAAATTCTATCCTCAGCAGACAAGTATGTCTTGCAGAATACTATCGGAGTTCAGAAACAACGAAAAGGTGTATTGTCTGATTGTCGCTGAAACTCAATCTGGGAAAACTGGCGTCATGTGTTGTCTTATTCGTGATATTGTCCGCGATATACACACACCAATTCCTATGGAAAATATAATTATATTGGCTGCCATTTCTGACAATACATGGGCGGAACAAACGAAAGAAGACCTTCCACAATGTCTTCATGACCAAGTCATTCACCGTAGCAATCTGGAAAAACTCAAATCGAAAATACTGGACAACAATGGTAAATTGAAAAAGAATATGCTCATTATTATTGATGAGTGTCACGTCGCATCAAAAGGAGATCAAACTATTGCCGATTTTTTTAAAGAGCATAGACTTGACAACCACGATGTTCTTTGTGCACACGACATTAAAATTGCAGAATTTACAGCAACTCCCGATGGTATTCTTCTTGATATCGGGAGCTGGAACGAAAATTCACAACGTCGTGCAAAGAGACTGGACATGACATCAGGCCCAACGTATGTTGGCGCGAGCCAACTCCTGGCACAAGGACGACTCCGCCAACAAAAAGATCTTCTATGTGCAAAATACAACAAATCCACTGAAAGTTGGAACATTGACTATGGTACCGCTGCTAATCATTGCGATGAACTGTTTAGAGATATAAATAAATTTAAACAACCCATGTATCACATTATACGAGTCCACACACAACTTGGAGATGGCCACCAAACTGCACAAAATATAACCCAAAAACATTTGGAACTGGCTGCATCACGTGCCAATATACAAGTGAAATTCAAGTACTTTCATTCAAAATCAAAAGACAAAGCTTTCCAAAGCAAAGCAAAAAGTAGGGACATTGATAATCTTTTGCAGGATAAACCCGTCTACCATACATTTATACTCGTAAAAGAATTACTACGATGCGCCAAAAACATTAAACACAAAGAATATTTGGGTATTTTATATGGTCGAAAAGCGAAAAAAGACAACGATAGTGCGATTATTCAGGCTGAAGTTGGACGAGGTTCCGGTTATAACGGTAATGCTGTGATGAAAGTATATACAAACATATCATCGGTGAAGAGATACCAACGATATGTAACAGAACCGTCTTCGACAATTTGGAACAGCTTAACGACTACACGCAAAGGTCGTGGAAAACGTCGCAAAACGGTGTCAAAGGGCACACGTGTTGCAAGGAAAGCTGACTCTGAACCATCGTTGGAAGTAACGCATGGTGCGGTAGCATTTAGTTCGTGGGATGAACTTATTAGCTTCTTCGAAGAACACAAATTGTTAATTTCAAAACCGAATGCATCAGGACCTTCCAAACAAAATAGAAAGTTGGTCGATGGATTTTTCTATGCGCCCAATTTGGTGATAAGAGGCACTGAACGCATCGAAACTATTGAAACAGTTCTGAAATATCGTAATTTTGGAATCGACGATCATACTACGTATAGAGTTTGGGCAGCATACGGAGATGTTACAAATGCAGACACATTAACATGGGTTTTATGTTGGGAGTACAAAACCACAGAAGATAGACTTTTTTTCCAAAAATATTTAAAATAAACCAGAGATTACTTTTAATAAAGATTCCTCTTCCCTAGGAACCGTCGTCGTCGTTTTTCCCTCAAACGTTCTGTCTGTACGATTATCCACCAAAGAATCCAATGTACTCAACTTTTTACACAACGCTGGATGTACATACGTATCCAACGTTTCCGTACCCAATAAATAATAAATATCACAACGTTCGGTCTGTGATATGCGATGAATTCTGTCCTCAGCTTGGATCATCACCCCTGGTACCCAATACAATTCCCCAAAAACACACTCCGAAACGCGCGTCAACGTAACACCCGTACCCGCCGCCATTATCGACAAAATCGCAATTCTTATTGTATCGTCACGCTGAAATGCTTCCACTTTTTCCTGGCGTTTGTGCGCTGGTGTGGAGCCGTCAATGCGCATATACTCGTACACACCTGAGACTGCTTCCTCTACAGCATTTAACACTACCTTATGATACGCAAAAAAGATAAACGAACGACCCTGCTCCAAAGCGTCCAAAATCCATCGGACAATTGCATCACATTTCGCTGAAGACGTATTCACAAATAATTCTGAAATCACCTTTTGACGCTCAAACATTTGCAAACGTTGCTGCTCTGAACCAGAGGGTAGCTTGTACAATGTATCGTTCAATTTCTTCCACTTACGAAACCCAGATTCTACCTCCACGTCTGTTTTGATTTCTAACCACACGGTATGGCGTGTCTTCGGTGGTAATTGGGTCAATACGTCACGTTTCAACCGTCGCACCATAAATCCGTGGCGCAAGACCCAATTCAACTCGTGACTCAAACTTGAACCACGGTCATCGTAGCCAAACGGCGTCGATTTGCCGTTGCAATAGCGCTTGGCATACGAAGTATAATTTTTCACATATGTCGGCCGCAACATGTTCAACTGAGCAAATAATTCTATCGGTCGATTCAAAGCAGGCGTTCCAGTTATGAGCATGGAATAGTTTGCCGACCTTACCAGGGGTGTCGCCAGCTTTGTGCGTTTTGATTTTCGAGATTTGACGTAGTGCGATTCGTCACATACAACAACGTCAAATACCCCAGTAGGAATTTTCAACGCCTTCAACATATCATAGGATACAATACACGCTTCAGCTTCCAGCGTTTCCTTTCCCTTTTTCACTAATTGACCATCAATATCAAGCCATTCTTTCAACGCATGGGTCCAATGATAGCGCAAATAGGACGGACATATCACCAACACTCGTGCTGGCAAACAATGTCCAATAAAGGAAAGCGCCTGCCGCGTTTTTCCAAGACCCATATCATCAGCCAGTAAAACACGACCGCCAAACTTATCGAACGCCAATTCAACGCCTTCTTTTTGATATGGAAATAACGTATTCCACAGTTTGGAGGGTACTTTGGACAAATCAAATTGTTTCACACATTGACGATTTTTCACATTCCAAACGTGCGACGGAATATCTTCGAACGTAACATCTTTCGCGACATCTTTCAAAGCGCGCAACTCGACCAATGACATGTCAAACGTTTTGCGCTTGTCATTCACGTGACAAGCTTTCTTAATTGCTTTAGAGTCTTCGTTCGAAACTTTGTGCAATTTGACGCGTAATGTGTTCTCGTTGACGAGAGAGAGTTGTACATTCTTTTTAGGAGGTTGTTTACGGAAGCGCATTTATTTAGTATTATTTTAATTTATATTATAGTTTTAGATTATGATCAACTTAGTGGGATTTTAAGACCACCGTTGAGAACTTTGGCAAGTTTCTTCAGTGAAAAATTCAAGAATATTGAGGCTTGCTTTTCTTTGGCGGATATTCAAATCTATTTGAAATTCAAATAGATTTGAAAATTTAAGAAGAAATACATTAGATTCATTAGAGATTATTTAAACAAGAATATTAACCAAATATATCGTAATAAGGATATTCCGTCATTTTTTCGGAGTGTTCCGTGACGACAATACCTGATTTCAACAATATATCTCTATGTATAACCACCGTGTATGCGTGTTCATGAAACCAATCCGCAGTCATTTTGTAAAACCCGTGGCCAGGACCCGTTGCACCCCAACTATTTTCAATTTTAAATGCCTTGACTTCGTTTTGTTCAAATTCAACACCAACGATCAACATAGCGTGATTGCAATGCGCGCGCCCCCAAACCATTCGGTCTTCCTTTGACATTTGGAGGCTGTTCCCTTCTGGGATGAACTTGTCTGGTCTGTACAATCCTTTAGCCATTCCCTGCACCTGAGGACACACGTCTTCATTCATGTTGCACGCAAACCAAACACCACGACCGAGCTTAATACTAAGAGTCACAGCGGCACATATTTGCTTCATGTCCTTAACGTTAAAGAAGAGTTCGGGCGTGTCTTCAAGGGATTGGTGTTGCGTAGTGTACCATGTCAGGTCTTTGGTCTCTGAGCGTGGGTCGTGGATAATTTGAATATGTTCGTCAATATCAAAATTGGCGTCAATCGCATTAAACGTCGAAAGCGCTGTTCCTTTGAGATGAATCGGCTTATTCTCAATCGTTTCTAACGTCGACAAAAATTCGTTGCTCATAGGAGGTTTGCCCATACAGGAACATAATATATGTAACACTTGTTTCAAACGTCCGTTGCGAAATTTATTGAATTCGACGACATTTTTCAGGGTAGAACAATGTTGAATATCGTTTTGCAATAAATGACAGAGGATCGAATTCATTTCAGAAGAATGACTTGAAGGCCACGACTCACGGTACATATTTTTGGGCACAACACCATATTTACGAGCCAGTCTTCGGAAAATAATCCAATTACCACCGTCGTGCAATGGTTTGTCCAGAAATTCCGCTCTTTCGACAGGAGGTAAGTCCTTTTTATAGTAAAACAGATTTAACATGGCGTTGTATTGTTCAAAATAATGCCAAAAAAAGAGGTAGGATTGACTGAGTTCAAAGGTTGGCTTTAATTTATGTTGATTGATCAAAAGTCGTCGAAAAATGTTGAGACCTGCAAACATCCAGCAACGACCACTGTACATTTGATTACAAGGCGATGCACTACCAGGTAGTACGATATTGTAGTTGCGTTGTTCGAGAATGGACAGTTTTTGGGGGTCTTGGTCTACTTGTTTGAGCGGAGTACTGTGCAACACCATCGTCAACGCATCAAGATTTTCATCAGGCATCCATTTTGCAATTGTATCGAAACAAATTATTTTGCCATTGGATATCAGTTGTTTTGTTTTAGTTTGATGTTGTTTTGCCTCTTGCAAATCATTCTGAGCATGCACCAAATATTTTTCAGCGTTCTGAATGCGCGCCTCTGCTTTTTTAATTTCGTTCATTGGTTTCGAATGAACAACGAACATTTTTGACAATAGACTTTTCCAGACTTTTATAGGTGGAAAAAGTTCTTATTTTTATTTCTCTTCTTTATGTTCATCCACTAGTTTATTCAAAAGTTTATCGTAATATTTTTTTGCTTTAAGTGACAATTGAGTTATCTCATCCAAAGTAGGTGGGGCCAAAGGGGCGGGAGGCAACGACCTCGCAGCAACCCATCCACAGATTGCACCTGCTGTAAATTTCAACATCTATATTTTAGAAGAAAACAAATTAAATAGGTTATTTTTGTCTTCATTAAATTTCCTATTATACTCAGACCTACACCCACACCTACACCGCACCTGTAAAAGCTGCACGCCAATTTTTTTCAGAACTTGACTCCTCTCTTTTTTGACGATGTCCTCTCCAATTACCACCGCGTTTTTGGATGTTTCGCGAATTCTGTTGACATTGGTATTCCAACTCTCGTACCAATTTCTGAAGTTCTTTTATTTTTACAATTTGTAACTTTTTTATCTTTTGTTGTCTAGATGGGAGTGTTGCACTTAAATTATACGCACTCCGAAATTTCTCCCAGAAAAAATCTAATGCGTTGTCGTTCAGATATTCCAATAAAATATCGTGTCCTCCTGTCTCTTCGATTTCTTCCAAGCGTTCAATCATAGCGTCTCTACTGCGTGGTATTTGAAATTCAGCACCACTTATTGAAGTTTCCAACCATTCGTTAGACATGTCTGAGAATGTACCTCGCAACCATTTGTTAGACATGTCTGAGAATGTCCAAGTATTATTGTCTACACGTTCTAATCTGTCTATGATTTCAGTGCGTGTTCCCGTTTTCAATACGCTAGTTTCGTCCGTTTCTTTTTGAAGTTGGATGTCTGTCATTTCGGAGTACAAAATTACTCTTTCTTCTTGTTCCATTTCTTTCACTGGTTGTTTCACTTGTTTCACTGGTTTTTTCTTTACCTTTTTTTGGACCAATTTCACATTTTCGAACGGATCTTTTCCCCCCCATTTAATTATCTCATGCTTTATGACAACAATAATTTGCTTACAATCCTCGTCACTGCGCGCCTTTCGGCCAAATTTAACTCCTGTTGTTAATTCTATATCTTTCGCAATAGCATTCAATTTATGTAAATCATATTTTTCCATAATTACTTGAACACTCAGTTTGAAATCTGTGTAGAAATCACGAAGACGTTTTTTTGTATTGAAAAAATTCATTTATATATATTGGATGATATTTATACAGTTATAATTATAAAATATCTTTGGCCGATGGGTTGGAACGTCCCGTCATAAATTGTATCGACCAATATAATGCAATCATAAATGTCAATACCAAATCATCATTGCCTTGGTCTTTACCTGAGTAAATAATTTTAGGTTTACTGTGGTTGCTACCACGAGGGATGACAATTTTACTAAATATACCCATCTGTTTTCGAAACATGCGTTTCACACGAGCCCCACGTGCGTTTGCATCACCATAGGGATTTACACAGATGAATTGGGAAGCATACCACACTCCAGACGACGCAAACCTTTCCACAGCGGTATTCGAATACAATTCTTTCCTTTTGTGGGTTGTAATCACACCAGGTTCACCTCTTTCCATCAACGAACGACACTTGGGTATATCTTTCAACATGTGAGACATATGGGACGCTTCGTGTCCCAGATTCGATTCAGGAACAAAAATGATCCAGGACGATGGAAAGATGTTACGAATTGCACGAACATGTGTTTCCAATAAATTTCTAATTTCACCATAACCTTTAACAGCATGAGATTCCATTCCACAAATAGCGAAATTATTGGAATCTTGATATAAGGAAACAATTGCCATTTGCGACGAACCGCCGCCGTTCGGATCACATGCGACAAAGATAACACGAGGTGTAGCAGGAGAAGTATAAGGTGCACGTTTTGTAAATAAATCGAGCCAATCGTCTTGAAAAAGCGAGTTACTATCGTTCGTTGTCACCCCCATAGACTCGCGCAACATGTCCTCGGTATTATCGCCATAAATTTGACGAACCATATCTTGTTTACCACCAGATTTCCATTTTGGTAACAGATGTTTCATGTGTGTACATTTTTCAGGATGTGCACTCAGCTTACAGTCTTCACACACCATCGAAATTTGAATTTGATTGAACAGTTTCTCACCGGCGGCGTCGACCATTTCAAACATCATTGAATAAAAATTATTCGAATCTTGAGGTGTGGAAATACAAATGAGAGCCGTCGTTTCGAGCTCCAACAGTGGTACGATCACCTCGTGAAACATTTTGATGGGCATGAATGCCGCTTCCTCCAGTAAAATCAAGTCACCACCCACACCACGCAGCTTGTCAGAACCAGATGGATAGGAGGCAACTTTACGGACGTCATTTCCCTCGCCATAGTAAAACAGAAATTCACCTTTTCGTTTGCAAGTTTTATCGTAATTTGTTCCCATTTGTTCATCTATCAGTTTGATGAACTCGTGTACTTTGTCAAGCATACCATCCGATGCACGCTTTCCTGTCGAAAAAATACATAGCTGCGCCTTTTCAACACTCAAAAAGTACGACGCGACGAACATTGCAACAGCAGTGGTCTTGCCGAAACGTCGAGGAGTAAGACACAAACATTGTTGCTTCAAATTGGGCCATTCGTTCATCGACATAATCTTGTCCATATCAACTTCGGGGTCGTCTTTGTATAGATGGAGTGCAACAGCTTGTAAAAAACTTTCATGGAATTGTTTTTGCATTTCAGAACGATCGTAGCCTTTGACATTATCCAATAACTTACGTATATTAGTAAGTCGGACATCTCCATAGTTTTTTTGCTTTGTTTTGACTTGATTGGTCACCGTCTCATAGTGGGTTTTGGGTTTTAATGACACCAACGAATTTAACATTTCTTTCTGATAGTATTCATAAGCACCCACTAACAATGGACGGTAGGAAACGCGAGAAGATTCCATGCGACGACGTTTTGAATGTGGTGCAGATGACGAGGAACTGGAAGACATTTGTACTACAATAAAAAAACAACTAAATAGTCTTAATTTGTTAACATAAGGATTTACAAACTAACACGAAATATATTATCAGAATCAGTTCTAGTACGAGTCGTGATGGGACGACTCTCTGATTCGGCGGGTATCTCCAACAGCTCTCGTAGTTCTTTATTTTCTACGTTTGATTCTTCTAACTGATCTTGTAAAGATTTTATGATTGCAGACTGTTCTTTTAACTTTCGTTCTATTCTATGTACATATATGGGTTTTTTACGTTTTGTTAAAACGTGTTTCAATAATGTTGGTGCCGATGACATTTTAATAAGATAACCCTGGTAAATACAATTTGAAAATTATTTATTTGGATTTTTAAAATAAGTTGCACATATTCTATTATGTTATTAGATGAAGAACCATGGAACAAAAAGAAAATATGTCAAAACGTAAATTTGACGAAATTACTAAAAAAAAATTGTTAATACCTGTAGCTAAATATGGCAAAGTCGGCGGTCCTCTAAAAGACATTACGCCCGATGGATATAAAGATATGAAAGAGGTTCAGGCGGCAGTGAAATCGGGAGAAAGTTGTATACGTTGCTCGGATGGTCACGACCTTGTTTATCGTAATGAATCTAAGGATGGGCGGAGAAGGGCTCACTTTGCACACAAGCACGATTGCCATAATGATGGGTGCAATTACATCAAAAAGTATGGGGGCAAAGGCGAATCACCCGAACATCTTCAGGCCAAACTTCGGTTTGGTCTACAGCCACGTGTTGTGTTCTGTGTCGAATGCGAACAAGTCTGTGGAAATTATATTCGTACCGTCGAAGTACCAAAAGAATGGACTTACAAAACAGAACAGCGATTAACGACGACGAACGGCAAATACATTTGGGTCGATGGTGCATTTATTGACTCATCCGGTGTCGTTCAGCTCGTGGTCGAAGTTAAACACACGCATGGTACCGTGCCAGATAAACTGGAATGGTTACAAAACCAGGCCTTTGAGTTTTTTGAAGTGGAGGCCAAAACCGTACAAGAGTCACTGGATGGCCGTGTCACCGTTATTAACCAAAAAAATGACCATCGTTTGTGTGAAGCGTGTGAAAAACGTATAAGCGAAGCGAAAGGGTTGGAAAACGAAAGATTAGAAGCACAGGCAAAACGTGAAGAACGTCAAGCAGTTTGCCTGGCTAACTACGAAAAAACACCAGAGAGACAAGCTCTGAAAGTGTTCAACAAGGAGAACCGCGGTGCGCCGTCATTGGTAAATGATATAAACGCCGCAATGTTTGAACAACTGCGTCTGGAGTGGGAAATGTGTCCTGAAAACCAAATGTTGTGCAAACTCTTCCCAGATAAAGTTATTCGGACTGGAAAGGCAAAAAAACTACACTGTGCAATAGCTCTTGCGTTCCATCCACATCAAATTTATTGGATGACAGGTTGGAACGGAAACCAAAAAAAATGGGCGGCCACCCATCCTATTCTTCATGAGTATGCAAAACAATTGAAGCAAATATTCGAGTTTCCCAAGAAACAGCCTGACAATTGTTGGGGTTCGGGTAATGGTTGGAATCACAAATACAGTCCGTTGAAAGCCTCTTTTGCAGAAGTATTGTTACAAAAAGAAATCGAAGAGAAAACAGAGTCGGAGAGTGAACCAGACGCGGAGAGTGAAGACGAATCTCCTGATCCAAATTGTCATGCCTGTGGTGGTAGTGGTATCTCCTATTGGTCTGATGGAGTATATGGAAAATGTTGGGAGTGTATTGGCTGTTAATATATATTACAATGTCAAATACAATTGAAAATTATTTATTTTGGATTTTTAAATTTATAAACAGCCTTTAATTTTTTCATTGTCCTATGAATTTTTAATTCGCGTTCTAAACGCATCGGCGATGTCGCTTCCTCACACATGTCCACTATGTTTTTAATGGAATCCATTTCTATATTCGTAGGTATGACCGTCGGAAGTTGTGCCAAGTATTCAGAAACTTTGAATGCAGTTGGAATTTCAGGTAAAACAATATTAGATTCTATTTTATTGTCAATATCCACATCGAGTCCATCAAATGTCATTTGTTGTCTTAAAGCAATGTCTTTGTTGATATTAAATGCACCAGAACTCTCTTCGTGCCACCATTGTATACATTGCAAGTCGTTAGCATGGAAAATACGAAAATGTACGGTTTTACCATGGCGCCAAAATATATGGACAAATTCTTGTACTGGATGCATTTTTTTAGAATACAACGGTTTTAAATAGGATTTATTAATTTCGATTTCATTTCGATTTGCTTTTTCCAATTTCAAATCAATTTTGATTTGCTTTTTTCCAATTCCATTTGCTTTTTTCCAATTCGATTTGCTTTTTTCCAATTTGATTTGCTTTTTTTCCAATTTGATTTGCTTTTTTTCCAATTTGATTTGCTTTTTTCCAATTCGATTTGCTTTTTCAATTCGATTTGCTTTTTCAATTTGATTTGCTTTTTCAATTTGATTTGCTTTTTTCCAATTTGATTTGCTTTTTCAATTTGATTTGCTTTTTCAATTCGATTTGCTTTTTTTCCAATTTGATTTGCTTTTTTTCCAATTCGATTTGCTTTTTCAATTTGATTTGCTTTTTCAATTTGATTTGCTTTTTCCAATTCGATTTGCTTTTTCCAATTCGATTTGCTTTTTCAATTTCAAATCAATTTGAATTTGATTTGCTTTTTTCCAATTCGATTTGCTTTTTCAATTTCAATTTGATTTGCTTTTTGTGGTCAAAATGAACTATATATGAGAAGGAACAATGAGGAAAATGTTATCTTGGGGATTTTATAAAAAAGATGCTACGTGGGCTAAACGTTGTTGTCCTTGTAAAGAAGCTCCTGTATTTTGGTCGATCAACTGGACCGCTGCTTTATTTCATTTATTGAATACATTAGCTACGCTATGGTTGTGGGCTGCGTCGGAAAATAAAGACCAAGTATATCAATTGACGGAAACTTCAGCACCGTGGACGAACGGTACAGGTATAACTGATTGTTCTACCGTCGCACCGTCGGGTGCATATTTGTCATTTAAAACTGCGGACGATTGGTGTGTGTCTCGTGTTAATTCCGTAACGAGTGATTTGTCGTTGTGGTGGTTGGTGATTGCGTTTCACTTTTTGTCTTTTGTGTTCCAGGCGATCGCAATGATGCAGTGGAAATGTTCTTGCTGTGGCCTGCCTTGGATTCGTGAAAATTATGTGGACGAAGTGAACGAACAAGGGACGAATGTATTGCGCATGATTGAATACAGTATCTCTGCAACTCTAATGCAAATTGCTATTGCATTGGTTCTTGGAATTTGGCAACGCTTAGTGATTATGGGTGTTGCGTTTTTAACCGTTGTCACCATGTTATTGGGCCTTATTGCTGAACAGCTGAATGCGTTGTCCAAATCTGATATTGACCTGCATACAAAACGTGTTACGAAAACGTTGGCATGGGTGGCGCATTTCACAGGGTGGTTGTCGATGGGTGGAGCCTGGGTTATTTTGGGCCGTCAATTTTATTACACAATACAATCATCTGAGACAACACCGCCTGTATTCGTATATGTGATTGTGGGCGTGATTGGCATTTTGTATACAGGGTTTGGTGTTATTCAATTAGTACAGTTGTGTTTATCAGGTAATGAGAATTCGCCGGAATTGAATCGTGCAGTTGAGAATGCGTATACGATAAATTCATTGACGTCGAAATCGATTCTCGGATGGGTTATCTTTGCGAATGCGTTAGGTGGTATGGCTCAAAGTTAAGTAAAAAATTAAGTATAAATAAACCTGTTTGTTTTTGTAATGGATATACTACCTACATTAGATTTCGAAGCTGTTGCTGATAACACAGGTATGATGGATGAAGACGATCCTGGTGAATTCGTCCCTTGTCATTTTTCTGACGATGAAGAAGAATCACACGACTTGGGTTGTCAGTGTGCTTTGTGTCAGTATGGTGATGGTGGTTCTGGTGAGGCACATTCTGTCATTCAAAGAATGCAAGAAATTGATTCACAGATGGTTGGTAAAGTGCGTGATGAAGAAATTTACAATCTCCAGGCGGATTTGTATCGAACACATGTGAAAGAACCGTTAGAACGTCAAGGTATTGAGGCACCCGATGTGACGGCGGAGACATGTAAGGCGCATTTTTCTAAGCATCGTATGAATATGAAGCGTATGATTGGTTCTGAAATTTCGTTTGTGAATTCGATGCAGAAGCATGTGCGTCGTGAGAATATTTTGAGTCGTAATAATGTGACGGGTCGTACCAAAGTTGATAATGGTTCGATTAAGCAGTGGATTTCGTTGAGCAAGCACAAGTTGGATTTGATCAAGTATTATAAAAATACATTGTCGAAGGAGTCGGGTAAAAAGACGGCGTCGATAAAACCATATAGTTTCACGTAATAAAACTTATAATTGATTTTTTTAAAAAAAATCCTATTTTGGAATTCTTCGCACGAGATATACAGTAAGACAGTATAAATAGGGTAGATATTTTTTGCAACAACAAATGGCAAGTCAATCAGTAATGTCAGCATTCGGTCGTCAGACCCCAGGTCTTGGTACTGTTAATCAATCATCACCGTTTTCATTCAAATCTTCTTCTGCCGTCGGTCGAGACTATGGTTCTAAGCCTAGCATATCTGCTCTTATGAATCCGACGTTGCACAATAACGTACCTGAACCGATGGTGAATTCTACTGCGCGTGTTCCTATTTTCGCACGTCCGTTCAGTCGTGGCTTCGAGAAACATTATTCTGAGGGTGATGTTTTGTTTGTCCAGCGTGGCGACGAGCGTGCGTCAATGACGAAGCACCATGGTTCTCAGAATGTTGTGGCGAATATTCCGGTTTTGAATTACTTATTACGTACTACAAAAATTGGTGGTACTGACGATGCTACCAAAGACAAACTTAAGTATGATACTATTGATAAGGTTCTGAGGGCCTTTAATTATTTAGGGATTATGAACAATGATATGGATACGGGTTCCAAGTGGCAGCGTTTGTTGAATGTCAATGTTCGTGGTCGTTCTCGTGTTGCCCGTTTGTGGAAACCGATAGAAGGTCGTTTGAAGCGTGGTGATCAGGTGTGGTTGGCTTATGTCGAGAAGACGACTAAAAAAATCCAAACTTTCGAGGGACCTAATGGTGTGCGCGAAGCACTTCCTGCAGGCACGACTTATATCGAAGTTCTTCCAACATTGGATTGTTGTAACGAATTTAAAGACGCGTTATATTTGATTCCAGTGGGTATTGTATCTCAAGTTACAATGAAAACACCTATACGCGGTGTCTTAAAAGCAGCTTGTCATGTCACAGAGAAATGTAAACTTTTAGAACGCATTGAAGTGCTCATGCGAATATAAACAAAAACACCGTATATAAATACTTTTATATTATCAAATAATGTATTCTTCACAAAAACGTAGACGTATCAAACCTTTTGCCCGACCGACCTCTTTCGATATTAATGTAGTTTTTGATATTCGCCACTACCAACATGTCAAATATGGTAATATTATCGATCCTTACTTCCCAACTGCTGGTGAAGCGGAAGCTTTTCAAGTGATGGAAGGTGAAATCCTTATGCAGACTGCAAACGCATCTGTGCGTCGTTACGGTGACCATCAAATGCACGTGTTTTCTTTTGCTAATGGCCTTGAGGCTGTTGATAAACGTGGTCGCGTTACTGGTGTTTTGAACGCTAATGACGGTGATAATCCCGACAAAGCAGCTGTCCTTAGTGGTCTCAAATACGCTGGTGTTGCTGTAACTGAGTTTACACCTGAAAAAGATATTTTCGAACAAGGGTTTGTATTGACACTCGCTGGCCTCAATACTCTTTTCAATAATGGTGCTTCGATTATTTATGCAGGTGATATTTTGTGTGCTGACATTCCACGAACTGTTGCTGGAAATCGCAAAGGCAGAGCTTTGCAGACAGGTATTCCGCGTGACAAGTTGCAATTTATTACGACACCGTATGAGGAGTTGAAAACTCAAGTTGGTGAAACTATTGCTTCTCGCTTTATTTTGGGTACAGCATTGTCTTATTCACGTCCAGGAAATCCCGTCGATGTTGTTTTGCATCGGTGCAACGTCGTGTGCGCGCGCAAAGGCGTAGATACTCAAGATAAAAGTAGTTCCAGCAGTTCCAGCAGTTCTTCAAAAACGAAAAAGAAGGGCAAATAAAATATAAACAAGTAATTTCTATTATAAATAGACCTCTTTTATTTTTAATTTTAATTTGATGGCGTGTACTTTATGTAATGTCGAAGTAGGTACAAAAAATCTTGCGATATTTGACTGTGAACACACGTTTCATTTGTCATGCGTATTTAATCAAAAATTTAAAACGTTGTGTTCAATATGTAATCATGACGTTGCGTTATTACCTGATTTGGGTAGTGATCGTGAAATTGCAATAGGTGCGGATATGGAAGCACGAATTCGTCGACGACAATTACAACCGTCGTCAAATTTGTCTTATAGTTCACGAATTGTACGTTTAATATCTCCTTTGACACCGAAAGCTAAGACATTCACTGATCATATCAATCATAATAAGAGGTTGTCTGTTATTCGTGGTTATGGATTTTCGCCTGAAGATGCTGTTCAAGAACGAATACCATGGTCCAAGATACATTCGAGGTATTCTCCAACGGATATATTGGAATTTGGGTTTCGTTGGCAGCATATGACGGCTATGAATGTTATTCCTCATCAATTGACATCTTTTTCGTGGACTCAACAACAACATGCATTGGAATTGGATGCAAATAAGTTATTGACTATTCGTATGACAATAACGGAATTGGCAAAAATGAAGTATACGACACACCAATTGGTCGAAATGGGTTTTGATTTTACAGTGCTTGCGCGTCTTGGTGCAAATGTTGACACTTGGAAACAATTTAAGTTTTCAATTCAAGATATCAAAAGAAATTGGTCACCCACCTTGTCACAATGGGTTGCGGCAGGGTTTTATGACAAAGAAAGAGTCGAAAAAGCTGGGTGGGCATTGGTGGATGTTTTGGACACTTTACCAGCGATGACAGAACGCTGTACTGGTCGTGTACTACGTCTTGCTTTTTAAGAATGTGTGGAGTAAAACGAAGGTCGATGCTAAAAAAATACATATCCATATTAATTCATCTGAATGTAAGTGCTCGGTTACGGTTGTATTTATGGGTGATGGTATGGACCATGATGTTTCTTCAATCACGTTTACAGTAGACATTTTATTCATTATTAACGATGTAAATATGTATTGTTCTTATCATTTTGGATTTTTATTTTGTATTTTTCTGTTGTAATTTAGATTTCTGTTGTTCTATAATATTTTTTGGAATGGGTTCTTCGTATTGTCTGAGCCATGGTTTATAACAAGTGTTGCATATTGCAATTGTATCTTCCTTTTCATCTTCTATGGTTTTGATCGTTGTCCACGAATCTTTTCCTCTGAATGTTTCACAAATATAACAATTTACCGATGTGTATAATGTGCCTTCTTTTAAACATTCACCACATGTCAATCCATGTTTGTCAATTTGTTCTTTATTATATATGGTTGGATTGCCACATGAAGGACAAAAAAGATACATTTTGTTGTGGAATTGAAACAAAAGTCCTGTCATATTGAATGTAACACATTCTGTATTTGCACACAGTTCGTTTTGCATTTGTTTTCTTTGTGATTTCCAATCTTTTTTTATTCTTCTTTTTCGATGTTCTTCTAATTCTTCACCATCTAAAAAGTCGTCTACAGTAATTCGTTTTCGTTTTTTTGTGTCTGTTTTTTCACATCGACGGCCACAGTAACATTTGAGAGTTTCGTCATCGATGATGATTTTATGATGACCATTCGCGAATAAATTGCTGCATTTGGCGTTATTTTGTACACAGAACCCTTTAAATGTGTTGCATGATAAACACATATAAACTGCACCAACGTGTGGTTTCATTTCGTCTTCATGTTTAAGACCATATCGTCTACGTAATGCGACACATTGTTTATCGTAAATATGTTGTGGCAATGCGAAGACGCGAATATTGTAATGTGTTTGTTGAAATGCCGTAAACAATTCTCGAATGGCTTCAAATTCATATCGTGTGGAAGTATTTAAAATTTTTCTCAATTCTGTTCGATATGTGTTTTGTTTGGAGTGTTGGTACATGTTGATGAGAGAATCAATAGACTTTTGATTCACATTGAAAAATTTTAACCATTCGATACGAGGGTCGCTTCTTTCAACCCTGGCGACCATTTTCCGCAACAGATGGCAATATTCTCTGGGAAATTCGATATGCGGGTTTACTTGATGTTTCGCTTCGTCAATTCTGTCGCAGATGGAAATGACATTTTGTGTGAAAGATTGGCGTTGCGGTCTGTATAAATTACCAAGTTGTTGTTTATTGACATGTGTTAACGAAGATTCTATTTTTGATAACCAATCTTTAATTGATTTAGAACGGTGGATATTTTCTTCGACAGTTTCACGAACAGTGTCCATTGCACTATGAACAGTTTTTTCAAATGTATTCCATTTATATGTTTTACATAGTTCGTCATATAACGCAGGGATCAAATACATAGAATATGTTAGAAACTCTTTGATAATGTAAAACAGAAGATGTTGATACGATGTGAATAACCATTCCTGTAATTGCATTCTGTTTGGGTTTGAATAAATGAAACGACGTATGATTGCTTTTCGTACCTTCCATGATGGTCGAAATTTAGAATGTTTATACATTCCCAATAGCGAACATAATAGTGCAGACCGCATAAACTCGTGTACCAAGTCGTCAGTCTTACAATAATTGGAGATAATTTCTCTTAAATTTCTTATTTGACAACGTTGGGGCAATGCTTTGCACATAAGGTGAACAATGGGCGCCATTTTCTGTTTGTTTTCGTTCCAGAAGGAACAATCGAGTTGTAGTGTTACGATATCAGGCAAATTGCCTTCTTGTAATACGTTTTCAGTTTTTGGTTGATGTTTGTGAAAGATGGAACGAATGTTTGTTCCATCTTCTAGAGCGCACATGAGTGGTACATGGGCATCGAAATAAACGTGAAGACAAAACAAAATATTGTGATCTTTTTCAATTTCGATCAGTTGTATAGTGAAATGTATAATTGTTGCGAATGCTTTCACCATTTTATGTTCGATAGACGGTGGGTTCCAAAAATACTTGATATCTGTAATCTCAACAGTTTGAAGTCGTTCCCAAAAGGTACCTATGAACAACCATTCGTATTTAGACCCGGCGTAGTGATTTAGAAGTGATTTTTCAGGCATGGTTCTTCTAAAACCATCGTTGAATTCAAAAGGGCATATGCGCCCGAGACTTAATCCGATGTCTCGGGCGCCTGTGTTAAAAAATGGTTTTGTTGACCTGGATATTTCATACGCCATTGTTCATAATACCGTATTCCTTCATTGATTCGAATGCGATATGCATTACGTAAATGAAGGACGATGGGTTCGAGAATTCCTTGAAAAACGCTGGGTGAAGACAAAATGCAATCTTCCATACAATATTCACCTTCTTGACCCACAATGTTTCGGTAATCTTGTAACATGACGTTAGACTTTATTCCCATACCATCGGCCCTAATATTAATAAACGCTCGTGCGATTTCCGAGCGTTTACACATCAAACACAATCGACCTTCTGTTGGCAATTTACCGGTTCGATTAAATTCTTCTTCTTCTGTTGGAAGTAAGAATTCACGAATCACGAATGCATTTTCTGTGACATGGGGCAAATGCATCCCTTGGCATTGATCCCCCATAATACAGTGTCGTTCTTTACGCACAGGTTCGCGCAAATATTCATCTTCGTACGCACGTGTCACAACTTGAATAGACGTTCGAACATGTTCTTTATGTTTAATGTCTTCTGGTGAAAGGGTATCACAAGGCTTTTGTTGCAATAACGCACGAACATAGGGGAAATCATACGGACGAAGATGTGAAAGATCGGTACGATGCCAGAAATCTTTATTCTGCTGATTAAAGAACGTTGTTTCAGCCACCATAACTGTTTTAGAACGTTGTTCTTCGGGGGTTAATGTCTGTAAAATATCGGGCGTTTCATCGGGTAATTTGTCAGGAAGTGATGCAAATGTATACGTATCACCCTTCTGACGTTTCGCACTTGGTTCAAAATCATTCCAGTGTTTTTCCATATTTAAGTTTGATATTTTCCTATATATAGTCAGTTTAGATCATGTGAGTCATTTTTGGATTTGTTTGTTGACTCTATTTAAAATAGGAACAATTTTTGTAATGCGTATTTTGTTTACAATTTCTGGATTATTATGGTCGTGGCTAGTCGGAAGATGTCTGGCTTTAGGGATCAATACTGAAATTTGTAAATTACAATCTTTCGATGCTGATTCTTGGTATAATCTAACACCAATCCACTTTAGAATACCAACAAAAATCATCAAATATTCACCGATTATTGTCGCAATTTTATCAATACCGTTACTATTAACTGACGATGACATTATTCATAGCATTACAGTCATAACTCTGGTGTCTGAGCATTTCTATATTCCAATGTTCATTGCCAGGATCTACAAAAACATGACTGTATGGTCAGTTGCAAATATCGTATTAAATATTGCGTTAATATGCATGATAAGAAATCAAATAATTATAGCATGGTTGATGCAAAAGGTTTTATTACATATTTGGTTTACATTCATAGAGTTACAACTTGGCGATAAGATTGTTTATGAAATAGCAGAAAGATGTCGTCAACCGCGGGTATAAAGGTCGTCAACCGTGGGTATAAAGGTCTTCGATCAATATTGAATGTCAGCCTCTGAACAAAATAATGTAAGACTTCGAATTTTTTTAATTTTAGTTTTATCTATCATCATTAGAATTATAAGAACACAAGCTTCAACATCCGTACACAAAGCCAGTGGTATTCTTGAAACAAATTATTTTATTTATGGGTTAGTTATGGTATGTTCATTATTACCATTTAAATCAGCGTGGGTCGTTGCGTTTATAGGGAACATAATAGGTACGATACTAGACACATCTGCACTGACATTAGCAATGATATCAACATGGCGTTGTAAAGAGCAAGTGGGGTGTGTACAAACAATGCCTTTTTCAATCGTTGTTCTTATTTTTATATTCGGTGTTGCGATTTTTGATATCCTTCAAACATGGTCCATTTATCAAATTTTATCAGGACCTATGACCGTAACATCCGCTACACAACGCATACGTATATTATTTGCGTGGGCTTTTCCGTTCGCATATCTTGTCAATTTCAAATTAATGATAAATTCAATATGGACCCCATTGGTGACACCCCACTTAGTTGGAGACACACTCATAATATTAATGGCCAATTCTGGTGAAAACACAATATTACTCGTTGTCATGATAACATTAATCGTATTTGACGGACTTGCAATGTTAGCCCTCACAGATACTCTTGTGTTAAAAGCAATATATGTACAAATTGCTCTTACAATCGGCGGTATATTTGTCTTTTTAGGAGCAACAGTAATAAAGAAAGAAGAGGTTGAAAAAACAAAATCTACTCGTCCCTTAGTCGTTCCAGCTTTTGAAAATTCAGAAGCTGGAACGACGTTAACAAAACGAAGAAAATCCAAAAAATTACACTTTTGACTATAAACACTAAAAATAATATTGTATAACAATGTCCGACGACGACGCCCCACCAACTGGACGCCAATACCCGACAACACCAATGCCAAATCACGAAGAACCCGAACGTGACGAAGAAGACGTTCATGTTCAACCACAAACCACTAACTTTATGAACAATTCCTTTATTCTTCTTTTTGTCGCAATCGCAATTGGACATTTTTGGACAGTCATGACACTTCAATCCGATATCAATATTATTCGCGCATATCAACAAGAACACTTAGGTCAATATAAACACGTGGTAAGTTTATTAGAAAATATGCAACAAGTCAAATGGCAAATGGTACCCTCTTCGTAAAATCCAATAACTTAAACTATGGAAGACTATATACGTGCCGTGACTTCGTACAAAATGGTTCGAAAATCAAAAAGACGTAAAAGAGACCCAGCCAGACCCAAACGCGCGATGACACCTTTTTTGTACTTTGCGTGCGAACAACGTAAAAAACTTAAAGAAAATGGTGAAAAAATGACGTTGCCAGACCAATCTAGACGTATTGCTGAACTGTGGAAAATGGTTGAAGATAAATCTTGTTACGAAGCATCGGCATCGAAAGACCGTAAACGCTACGAACAAGAAATGGAATCGTACACCCCACCTAAAAAAATCAAAAGACCACGCTCTTCCTATGCGTTTTTTATGAAAAATGTCCGTTCACGTATTGCGTTAGCAGCACCTGATAAAACACCGCGCGAATTGATGTCGGACATTGCAGCCGCCTGGAAAAAAATCACCACCGAAGATAGAAATCGTTATACACAGATGGCAACCGATGATAAGAAGAGATACCAAGAAGAAAAAATCGCGGAATCCAGTATTTAATAATACAACAATAAAAATAATATGTTTTTTAGAAAGTATTTAGCCTTTTATGATTCTACATTTCCATGGGTTTGGTGCATCATTATTTCATGGTGGTTTGATCGCTTATTTGCAGAGCTCGGACATAGATATATCGGGAGACATGTTTGCACACACAACGACCTACAGTATGTCCACATTCATCAATATATAACAGCAGTCGCGATTATTATTCAATCAATTGCAATCATGAAATCAAGAAAAATACAATTTAATAGAGAAGTCATTCTATCAGGTTCCACAAAAACATGTCTCATTCACATTTATTTTTTACAATTAATACTAGTTGTAGCATGGACATCCGTCCTTTCTGTGTTGTTAGACGTATCACCGTGGTTGTGTAATCCTTCAATATTGTTGTACAGAGCTTGTATATCGTCTTTTGCATGTATAACAATCTTGATAGCAGTTTGCATAGAAAAGATATTATGGGATTGGTCGCTTCGACGAGGCATAGATAATTTAGATAGTATTTAAATCCAGATCTCAAATGATTAATATTTTCATTTCCATTTGTATTTGGATATCTTCTATTAACACATGTATTTTTTTAACACATGTATTTTTCAAGTGCTTAGATTTTCTTCCGTTTGAAATATTGGCCATTGCGTTTATTGTAAGTTTAACACTAACTCTTTTATCACACATATTTCATTGGAAATGTTAGACATTATTCGCAAACAGAAGACCACCAACACGAACAAAAACAATTGATTTTAAAAAAATCATACTCATTGTTATGTGGTTAAATACAATATCTATTATTTCAGTTTCATGGCATTGTACAGCAGTGGACATTACTATTGATAATACCAACGACTGTCTATACTGCTGCTACATTATCGTCAACATCATCTGATGTTGAAGAAATTATTTCTTCTTCTTCTGAAGAAGAACCATCCAAAGTAAATGCTCCAGTTTCAACAGACGTGTCTTTAAACTTGCCCTCATTCAAGTCGAATATAGTTTCTTCATCTGATTCCTCTTCCTCTCCCACCGTACGAAGTTCAACATTTTCCCCATCACTCACAATTCCATAATTATCACCTTTCCACCATCTCAACACTTCACTGTTGTGAGTTATAAACCACGTACAACACATAATAACTGCAGAAATTGTCGCGACAGTTAACGCAACATATACCATCGCACCTGATTCTACCCAAGGATCGGATGCCGTTGTATTTTTAATCAAGATTTCATTATTCATTTATGGATTTATCATTTAGAAACATAGTATATAGTCTAAATGATAAATCCATAAATGAGACCAATATTACGTAAGATTCGTTTTATTACGATGACTCTCCTGACATTGTATGTTAATTTAGTGCTCACTAATATTGTTTCGTTGCGTCAATATTGGTATCAATATTCATTTTTAAATGGCACCAAAATTCAACCGTTGTATGATTCATTATTTAGGGATTGGGTACACGGATACGACATGCCCTCACCAACAATTATCACAGTCCGTGATATGGTCGACTTTTGTACGTATACATGTGTCATTTTAGTTCTCATATTATGGGTAACATGCTCAAGAAAACCAATTATAATCGCAAAAGGTTTAATGACGCAAATGATATTGATTCCAGCATTTTCAATTGCACAATTATTAACAATTATCCCAGATTCTACTCCAAATTGTTTGGAAGTTTTTAATATACCAGTGACCAGAAATATCGACTGGGTTTTTTGGAGATATCCAAAACGTTCATGTGGCAACATGATATGGTCATCAGATATAACACAATTAATTATATTCACGTCTCTTGCAACACAAATGGTACCCAGAACAAAAACAAAATTAAAGAAAATTGTATGGATCGTTGGAGAATTATGGACAGTGATTACACTTATATTTGTATTCACTTCACACTACCAATACAGTGTAGATGTCGTCACCACGTATGTCATCGTCAAATTGGCAATTTCAAACCCAACCATTGAATATTTAGCCAAATATTTCTTCGTTAAAAATGGTGAATATTTTGAACGTGTACCGTTACAAGAAATACCCACAATACATACTTTGTAAGAATGACTATTTAGCTTGCATTACTGTTTTATAAATGAATACAGTACTTGCAAATATGCATCAATTAGTCTCACATTGGAAAACATTACAACCACCCAAAGGTAAAAAACGAAGACGTGAACCAGAGGACCAACCTGCACGCACTAAGTCAAAAACTCAAGACCACGGACATTCAAATATAATTTATCAGAATCACCAACATGAAATGCAATCAACGCACGAACAGAATTCATCTTCTTAAACGCAGAAGATATATGTATTTTTCGCTTACGTTGTTTTGTACGTTTGCAAATATAAATCATAGGTATTCTTTTAGCACGGACGTTCACCACAATGCCTATTTCATTTTTATAAACACGCAAACAACGAGATTCGAGTTGAAATTGTGTTTTTAGATTTCGAATAAACGAGACAAAACAATATTTCCTGAAAAACATGCGATTCTCTGAACAATATCGCGCTGGAGTCCAGGGCGACCATACTGTTAAAGGTTCCGAAAGATGTTCTGACCATAAATGACAGAGGTGTTTTGTAATATTGCTTTGAACACCATAGTATCTTTGACAAATACCGCGTAACTTTTCTTTAGTGGGTCGCCTTAATCCGTACTGACGCCCAAACATTATCCACTCATTTTCACTAATTTTATATTTTGTACACACCAACGACCACATATAACGCAATTTTAACGGACTGAATTGCACAATGATTTGGATCACATCCATTGGAATCATTTTCAATTTTGAGCCTGTAATATTTATACTTTGTATTTAAAAAAACAATTATGTTCCACACAATCTATATATTTATACATTTCAATATTTATACATTTCAATATTTATACATTTCAAAGATTATAATGAGAAACAGAAACAAACTATGCTTTTATGCACTGAACAACATAAAAGTTTATCACCTTTTTATCATATGTCTATACATCATCTGTCTATTCTTCACCTCTCTCACTAGAAACACAATAAACACAATAAACATATATTGCATACAATGTAAAATACATGGTTCGATTTACATTGAGAATACCCAGCAGATTTCACACAATGATGCCATCGTATTACACGATGATGTCATATTATCCCCCACATTTTTTAAAGATGTCTACAAACTCATAGATTCAGCACCAGCTGATTGGGAATATTTACAATTATCCGTTGCAAGTAAATTAATACAACGTCACAACGAACATGTCGTTGACCCATGGATTGCATGGATGCCTGAACATATGTCTGCATCTGCGTATGTTATTAGTAAAAAAGGGTTAACCAAACTACGAAATTCACAATCGCTCAAAAAATACACAAGTACAGACGTTATTGTAAAAACACAATGGGAAGTGGAATTCCGTATGAAAAAAGACATTCACAGCATTAAACAGTCCATATTAATGCTGTCTACGACATTGATCCAAACGGACGACGATATTGAACGCGAAAGAAATTTTTGGCGAATCGACAAAGGAGATGTTGATATATACAAATTAGTAGTAGTCGTCAAAGAACAAAGAATGTATGAAAAAGTTACAAGTCTAATATGGAACGACCACGTTCAATTTGTTATCAATCCTGAGCCATACAACAAATTTTTTTATCTGCAACAATTTATACCGATAATGGGTAGTTACAAATATGTGCTTATAAAAGATTCAGACCAACGCATGCCACCGATGCAAACAATGTTAAACCCAACTGCGGTCATAAAAGGACCATTACGTCAAAAATTGTATGGTGGAATTGACGAAAGACAATGGTTCAAGTTTCAAGATGGATATTTGTGGAAAAATACACACAATGACGAATTCAATAGTATGTTATATTATGAAAATATAATATCAAAAGAAGTACCCTTTTTAGAACAATTTTTTGTCATTTTTGATGGTGACTTTGCAAAATGGTTTTTCAACCAAATTTTAACAGATGACATGCTTTTACTTGACGGTAAACCTATAACATCGGATTGGGGTCCAGATGTTATTTGGTGCAAAGCAGCAAAGCAATGGAATCCAAGCAAAACATCTTGCGTCATTGTTCCTGTCGTGTCGCAACATGATGACACACAACAAGTTATCGTATGGAATTCCTCCGAAAACCGTACCAAAATAAGTGAAAATCAATTGGCGCGATACACATCGGAGTTTCCCAAATGGGTCTTCTATTCAAAAAATATTTAACATATGTTATTTTTTAAATAGAGTTTAGTATTTAAAAAATAACTATTTAATCATTTTATCTATTTAAAATGGAATATTATTCAGATGCATCTCTTTATACTGATTCCGACATAGATGAAGAGGAACCGTTGTCAGAAACCCACTGCCCGCGCGAATTGGACCACTGGGAGCTCGAAAAATTGCTCGATAGTCGCGGTCCACCACCTGTAATCGAATATCTCAAAAATGTTGGTGTCGTTACTTTACGGACATGTGTTTTTGCACCAGGACACAATATTAACGACATCGTAGATTCTGGTTCTGCGTCGTGTTGGGACGCCTTTTGGTCAGGCACATCGTATAACAGACCTTCAAACATATCTTTTGACGAATGGGATGCGATTGGAGAGTTTTGTATGGAAATGTGTAGATGTTGCATTCGAGAACCAGAAATCGAACAGGTTATATCATGTATGACGAACGTTATACGACTTGGTCAATTCGTACGACCAAAAGCAGGACGTGCGGTAAAACCTAAGAACGTTTGCGGCGCTTCACAATAGGTTCTTCCGAGTCTTCTTCCGAGTCTTCTTCTGAGTCTTCTTCTTCTTCTTCTGAGTCTTCTTCTTCTGAGTCTTCTTCTTCCAAAGTTGGAATCCAATCTCCGTCTGAATCTGAATCTGATTGGGATTCAGACGGATCTTCAAGTACGTGTTGCCAATCCTCGATAGTCCAATTGTACTTTTGAGCAGTTTTGCGCATTTTTTTCCATGGCAATGGGTCTATTCCTCCAATGTAACATGGGTAGGAAATTGTATCCGTAATTTTTTCAATAGCTTTCTGTTCAACAACAAATTCAACAAGATCCGTACCATTGAAAAATATAGCGTCACAAGATTTTAAAGTTTTCGATACACGTTGAAAATATACAAACCATATATTTTTGATTTTTTTGTTCAACTTTTTTCCTGTAAAAGTGATGTTGGAAGATTCAAAAGTGGATTCAACCATTTCTTTGCCAATTCTACCTGATATTTTAGACATATTATATTCATTAAAAACTATCACATATATATATATTATTTAGTAAAAAATGGATTTTTTTAACAAAAATTACGTTATCAACAACATGATGTATATAATAATAAAAACAATAGAAAAAGATAATGTTTGTTATACAGCTAGTAGGGTATGTATTTCTATTTGTTGCGTCCATTTCTTCATCGGTATCGATGAACTTTCAGAAACTCGCACAATACGAATTAAATTGGAAAGATCCAAGAACACGTCAAATTAAAAGAACCAAAGCTTTGAAATCATCTGTTTTTACACGTCCATTGTTTATACTTGCCATATTTTTATCGTTTGCTGCATCGACGCTTGATTTTTTAGCATTGACGTGGTTACCGCCGATGACAGTCGGTATTTTTGGAGCAGTCTCCATCATTGTAAATTTATTAGTCTCCAAAGTCATATTATTCGAACAACCAGAGTCTAAAGAATGGACAGCTATTTTATGTGTTATTTGTGGCTGTATATTGGCAATTAGTTCTAAAGTCTCTGAAAATGATGAAATACCACCGCCGGTGCTCATTGAAAGAACATCATCATGTGTATATATCGTAGCGAATTGGGTTATATTTCTTCTATGTTCTGCAGCATTGGATAATTTGACGTTGACGCCTGTTATTCATCGTTTCGGCTTTCCATTTATAGGAGGTGCACTCGGTGCGCAAAATGTATGTATGGGTAAATATATCGCATGGGCAGTGGCAGAATGGATTGAGGCCGAAAAACTAACTGTTCGATTAGATGTTCTTCTTTCAGTAGTGGCGCTGTGTATTGCTTCAATCATTGTTCATATCATATGGTTAAATAAAGGTCTTGCGAAACACGATGCCTACTACTGTATAATTGTGTACCAATCGTCCTGGTTTTTATTTACAACATTATCAGGAATCGTTGTATATGACAATATGGCACAATTAACAATTCTGTCACAATTATGTTTTTTGTCGGGATGTCTGTTAGCAATGTTCGGAGTATTCCAAATATCACTCGTCCACAAAGATTCAAACGAAACGTAAATTCACTTGATTTAGACTACGACCACAATCTGCCATTGAACTGGGTTGGACCATTTCATACAACGCGTGTGGATGCATAGAATTTGATACAGAATGGTCAAGGATTTCGCCTTCTTTCAAAGCAGCGATCACTATTTCAGAACAATACCAGCGGGGTGACATTCCCAAATAGGTATAGGACATCGGAGACGGACGTATTGGTGACCAATATAAAAAGTATCCCATATGGTTAAAACCATCTCCTTGACGCTCTTGACAATACATTAACATGGTATCATATTGACTCTTAGAACATTCCATAGAACGGAAAAACCATTCTTTACGTGAAAATCGTTTTCGTTCGAGATGTACAGAACCAGAGTACACAATCGAACACGCAAGGCCAGCTATGCTATCATTACTGCTTTCTGAACCAGGTGGACAAAACAATAGTTCAGCATGAATAAAAGGCGCGGTGTCATCCTCTGTAGACGCTATAGAAGCAGCAATACGATTTAACCAAGACGCTTCCAATATATCAGAATCACTTCGTACAAAACATAACATGATTTTATGAGTCATTATGAAAAATAAATAAAGTACCTTTATATGTTATTTTAGTCACTTTCTACTGTAGAAGATTCGGCAAAATCTAATCCCGATGATGTTTTACCAGACGATTCGGCAAAATCCAAATCTGAATCGGTCTCAACCGCAGATGACACTGCGAAATCCTCAGATTTGTCGGAATCAACAGCAGACGACGCCGCAAATTCAAGCCCTGAGGACGTATGAGAAGATTCTGCAAATTCCAAACCTGAAGATGTCTTTTTATCAGACGATTCTGCGAAATCCAAATCTGAATCATCCGTATCCACAGCCGAAGAGGCCGCAAACTCCATATCTTCATTTTCGGAATCCATTGCAAAATTTAACTCTTCGTCTGAACTTGCCCAATCATCGGTCATATTATTTAACATTTCACTTAATTCACCAGGTGGTACAATGGACATTTTACTTTCCGCAGTACGAATCAAATCAGCCAGTTCTTTTTCGTCGCCTTGGCGGAGCTTCGAATATCCCGTCACAGTTCCCTTTTTCTTTTTATTCAACACTACCGCACGTTTTTTCAAATCACTGATGTTCATCGTAGAAAGTTCGTCATCTTCCTCGGCATCGCGCTTCACTTCTTCTTCCGTCTCACGTTTCACTTCTTCTTCCGTATCACGTTTCACTTCTTCTTCCTCAGAACTTTCTTCCTCTGAAGAAGTATTTTCGACTTCGACTTCGAATGTTTGTTGACGTGGTGCACGAATAAATTTGTAGGCACTACCTGCTGTATCTGCTTTAAAAGAAAACTTATTCTTTGACTTTTTAAGAGTGCCTGGGGTACCATTCAAACGGACATGAGTATAATTTTTGATATTGGAAAGATCTTCAACGCGCCAGTTCGTTTGGTTAAAATCTGCATCTGATTTTTTCCAAGATTCAACTGCATTCGTTACAGCACACCACATCTCGAACTCGTCATAGTCAAGATTGCCATTTCCATCTTTGTCATACTCATTCAACATTTGTTCCGCAGCAGAAGCATCATATCCAGCCGCTGATAACGCGTCCTCCAATTCAGTCAATTCAATACGACCATCTTTTGGTTCTTTGTCATACCAGTCAAATACATACTTGATGTAGTTTCGATCGGATTGACTCAACTGGTTGACTTGTTTGATAGCCGGTTGTTGGCGTTCTCGTTCAATACGGTCGTCGTCCTCCTGCTTTTTGCGTGTGATTTCTGCCTGTTCTTTTCTAAGTTTCTCGGCAGCTTTTTCGGCTTCTACTTCCTGTTGTCGGCGCTCGCGTTCAATACGGTCGTCGTCCTCCTGCTTTTTGCGTGTGATTTCTGCCTCTTCTTGTCGGAGTTTCTCTGCAGCCTGTTCGGCTTCGTCGGCCTGTTGTTTGCGCTCGCGCTCAATACGTTCGTCATCTTTCTGCTTTTTGAGTGCGATTTCTGCCTCTTCTTGTCGGAGTTTCTCGGCAGCCTGTTCGGCTTCGTCGGCCTGTTGTTGACGCTCACTTTCAATACGTTCTTGTTCTTCTTTAGCTTTTTGTGCGATTTCCACCTCTTTTTTGCGGAGTTCCTCTTTTTCTTCAAGAAGTTTACTTTCGCGACCAGTCATAAAATCTTTAGAATACCACCCAGCTGCGTTGGCTTTTTCCATGGTAGATTTTTTTGGCGAGCTTTTATTTGTCTTGGTAGTTTTGTAAACAGACTGATTTCCATTTTTACCATTAACAATAAACCATTCGTTTCCACCTGAAAGTTCTTGACCACTCCCTTTACCCGTTGCTTTTTTATATTCTGACATGATAGTTACATTTGTCTGTAACTCGTCCACTGTTTCTCTTTGTCTAGAAATGACGTCACGTTCTTGTTGAATACGCTCGTTATCCTCAATTTGTTTGCGCTCTATCTCCTCTTGTTCTTGTCTAAGTTTATCGGCGGCTTTTTCGGCTTCCACTTCTTGTTGTTGACGCTCGCGTTCAATACGTTCGTCGTCCTCCTGCTTTTTGCGTGTGATTTCTGCCTGTTCTTTTCTAAGTTTCTCGGCAGCTTTTTCGGCTTCTACTTCCTGTTGTCGGCGCTCGCGTTCAATACGTTCGTCATCCTCCTGCTTTTTGCGTGCAATTTCCTCCTCTTCTTGTCGGAGTTTCTCTGTAGCCTCTTCGGCTTCGTCGGCCTGTTGTTTGCGCTCGCGCTTAATACGTTCGTCATCTTTCTGCTTTTTGAGTGCGATTTCTGCTTTTTCTTTGCGGAGATTCTCCTCCTGTTCTAAGGCGTACATGAGCTCTTGTGAACGTTGTTTTTGTTCCAGAATTTCTTGCTCTATGCGCAACCGTTCTTCTTTTTTCTGTGCTCTTGTTCTGCGGACAACTTGTCGTTTTGTTTCTCCTTCTCCTTCTTCTTCTTTCGTTGACGCTTCGTCTAACATGAAAAGAGATGGTTGTGCAGGCTTTTTTTTCTCTTCTCGTTGGTCAATTTTCAAGATAACACGATTTCCTTCGTAAATATCTTTGAGTTCACTGTGAAGTTTTTTTGGATTTAAATGGATGGTTGGTTCGATGAATTCAACCATGGCAATATAATCTGGGTCGGTCACATCGTTATTGTCGCACAGGTCTACAATTGTTGGAAGATCCACGTTTAAATATTCGGGCAATTTTGCGACGCGATCTTGAAATACACGCATATTAAAAGATGCATTTGTAATGTTTCGTACTGGTGGTGAAAGTAATCGTTTGATACGACCTGCAACACCTGTGCACCGCTGTTGAAATTCAATATCATCTAATTCGAATCTATATTGTTTTCGTTTTGCTGCTGCTGCTTGGCGTTTGATGACTGTAGAAATCTTAATTTTATTGGAGATGTATTGGTCTCCGTTGCAATGTAATCTCACTTCGCCAGAGGATTGACCCAATTCAATCTCGGTGTCGTTGCCAATGGATGTCCACGATTGTGCATCTGAATTTAGTTCCCAATGGTATAGGGAAAAATTTTTCGAAAAAACTTGATGTGTTGGACGAATTGCGCCATCCTTAAATTTAATGTGAATTGATTTTTTGGGTCGGGTTTTTTTAGGTGGAGTTGCCGTGGAAATATTCGCCAATTCAAGTCGTGTTGTGTCAATTAATTTTTTTAATTTATGTATATTCTCTTGATGTTTGTTTTTATCCTTTACACGCATGATAAATTTATCCATGTAGTCACCAAATTCAACTTGTATATTTGCTGTTGTTATGTGTTGCTCTTTGGAATCATATTCAGTCCTTCCTAAAGCATCTGAGATTTCCTGTTCTTTATCTAACGCTTTTGATAGTTTATCTAAAAATGCTTTTTTTGCTTGTAATATTTTTACAGACATGTGAATCCGTTTAATTACCGATATACACCGTGGTATATATAGGGTCGAATTGTTATCCAAAGAGATGACATGGTGTAAAAAAAAGCATGTAAATATATATAGAGATCATCCAAAGTCGAAATGGCAACGTTGGTGTGCATACATCTGTGGCTTGGTTTTAATTGCATTTATTTGTTTTTGTATTTTGAGAGATACTGCGCCTGTTAGGGTCACAGTTCCTACTTTGAAAGATTTGGAAGAACCCCCAGGTAGTATAGTCGGCTCGCAACAAATACATGATGTGTATTGGAGAATGAAAATTCGTCACGTAAATACGCATTTGGCAGAAGAATGTAAAACTTCTAATTATACTATTTTCACACAAAAAAATCTGGAATTGGATGAACAGAGAATGGAGGAATCCTACATTTATATGTGCGAACCGAATATGTCTGTAGTAAATGCGCGCGCTGTTTTTTCAGGTGCGTCCACAAGTTATGTCACATGTCAAGAAAAATATGCGGATACCACTAAAAAGAAAGAACGAAAATACCCATTTTCATTGAAATATATTTCCGGTACCACTTTTATGGCCGAAACGAAGGTAATACGCCAGCCAAAAGATGTGTGTATGTGGTTGCATGCAATTGATATTGTGGAGTCTCATTGGGATTGACGTATATAAAGCCGCAAGTATATCGTAAAACATGGACCATGGTACTGTATTACCAGTTGACAAAATGGCACACTACATGTCCGTCTTACGAACAACACCAATATTATACATGTGTCGCAACGTCATTCACCACCATTTATTCGGCAATGGCATTGAATTCGCCCATCGCCGTGGCAAAGTCCGACCAGACCCCCACATGCAAGAAATTATGAACGATTTTTGGTTGCCCTGTTGTAAACAAATTATCGATAGTGTTTTGTCATTTGGACTTGTTATTCTTCGCATTGTCCACATGCAGGATGGTCTTCGAGTTCCTGTTGTACTCGAACCAAGCGGCATTGTGGTCAAAATGTTGTATACATTGGGCTTACGTGAATACGTCGTGTACGACCAACAGAGGAACGAAATACCCGATGTACATGTGTTTGATATTTTTGGCCATTCGCCAACTGCTAGTGGTCACATGACTTCCATTGTCAGCAATCTCATGCCAGATATCCGTTACATTAATACATTGCGTGGTACTTCGCTGTCGATGGAGCAGAAGCGTTCCAATCCAATTTTAATGACTGAATCTGTGGATACTAAAATTGACAATGTCGAAGGAGTGAATTATGATTTTTATGCGGATGGTGATATGCAAGACACGTCTTCGGCCAATAAATTTAACAGAGACCGCCACAACGTGCAGGCACTTCAACATCAACAGCAAATGTACGATGCATTTTTTGCAGGTGGCGCTCCCGCCAGTGTGGGCGGTGATGTCCTTTCTAATATGGTGAATGTACCACTCGGTCAACGGATTGTCAATATCCCCACACAAACGGGACGCGGTGACATTTCATCCCAAGTAAAAACGTTCCAAGATGTTGTGTGTGGTGTTATGGGAATTCCACGGTCTTTGATGATGGCAGATACTCCGCACAAATCGGACGAAGAAGGCACACACCAAACATTTAAAAAAACCATTTTAACTTGGAAGAACAGTTTGCAGGCTATATGTGAACAAATGTATTCGCTCATTTACGCAGAAGATATTAAAAACCAATTGATGAAAGCTATCGGTAAGAAACGAAAGAAATCCGGTCTTGAAGATGTGTATGCTTTGAAAAAAAGATTGCAAGTCGAAATCATATTTCCAATATCACCGTTCTTAACACATACCGATTTGTATGTCCATTACCAGCGCGGTGTCATCTCGTGGGATACATATACGAAACATGCGTGTGCCAACGTATCTTTGCCTCATGAAAAAATGGAAGAACCGGGACAAGTAGAGAAGCCAGTAGAAGCAGATAAACTCATGAACGACAATCAAGAAGAAGAAGAAGAAGAATTACCTAAAGAAGGAGATGATAATTGAATAAATAGGAGTAGATAATATATAAAAAAGAACAATTACTTAGATTCGTGATACATTTCGTCATATTTATCAATAATTTTATAGTCGATGTGTGACAAATAATGTTGGGTACCCCTATTTGTAATTGCCACGTACATGGCGCCATGTCTTGGTGTTGTCGCAGTTTGCTCAGCTTTTACGCGCAATTCTGCAATTTTGTGTCCATTCGTGTCTGCAGTAGAAGAAATTAATCTATTCAGTATGTCCGAAGACAATTCCATGCATGTTGTATTTGAGTGTACGCCTGGACGATGAAAATTGACACGCAGTGTCAGATCTGCGGCGGACATTTGTTCTACAATTTTTTCTATCGAGATTGCAGTTCCATACGTTTCGGTTGTTTGGTACAGCAACGTATTTCCACTTTGTACTTTACGTGCTTCGTTCATTTCAAATAAATCCTTACCACTTTGACGTAAAATTTTCAGATTAGAAGCTTGCTCTTCAATACTTGTTTTATTATATTCGTTGTATCCAACGGGTTTTACGGTAGCTTCTAAAATCATATGGTGGTTATTTGTAACTGGAGTTGGGTCGATAGTTACAGGAGATGATTCTGGCGAACGAAAAGCAAGTCGTGACATATATGTTTAATAACATTCTTTATATACTGATTTTTTTTCAATTCCAAAATTCATTCCAACCTCCATTTATATCTTGTCCACATCCATGCATTACTTTTTGTAATTTTTCATTGTTTTCTTTGGACACTTTAACTGTTATATCATCAGGTCTATATTCTAAAAATGTTAATTTTGTTTCTTCAGGCAAGCCAACGCAACAAGGACACCCTCCCCTAGCTTGACCAGCACATGCAAACGCACGATATCCAGAAGGATTTTGACGAAAATACGTATGTGTTATAATGATACCGTTTTTCTGTTCACCACGTTCACAATTATCGAATTTAGTGGAATTCATTTTTTCTTCCAAATGCCACCATCCAAGTATTTTCATAGCATCAACACGTTTTTTTGCCTTTGTATATACAGCGTGAACCGCGACCAAACCACCACCACGGTTTGATTTGCCTGGAGCATACAGTTGTTTTTTTTCAATAGGACATACCGGATATTGAACAAGGTCCTCAGGACCAGGGATTGAATAAATACTTCGGGCACCGTTTGCAAATGCCCGAAGACAAACACGGCCAAATAACCAATCGGGCGCACCCGCCAACAATTCAGTCTTTTGATCTTTACGAATTTCAACAAAAGAAAATGCTGTTTTCTTTCTCTCGTTTTCTATATCACGACATTCAACGTCAGAAAATGGACATTTATCAATATAAACAGAATCTACGTCGGATTGAACAACTTTAAAAGTCCCATGGTACAACGAACTCATTATGTCACGAAAGATGGGTTGGTCTAATAATTTTTCAGCATTTCCACCGTCACTCTGAAGCATATTTATAAATTTATTGTTCAATAGTTTAAAAAACTCATACAATGGCGTTTCAAAATGATTTGCAGAACTGCGAAAATATATTATTCCAATATTTAGAAGAGCATTTGGAACATTGTCTTTACAAAGTTGCAAAGCTCCGATTTTTTTAGCAAGTTTTGTACAAATTGGACGAGTCTCTGGTCCAAACAAATCTGTTTGTGTAATTATCCTGAATGGACTCAACAAAGGCCCGTGTAAAATTGTATACGGATTTTCAAGGAAAACTACGTCACTATCAACTCTCATGACACCATACCCTTGTTGTAAAGCTTCAGAAACTAACAACCACTGTTGCATCCATAACAAAAACATATCGCCTTTTTTCACGTTCCATTTTTTCAAATTAAAATTATAATATGCCGACGAATATCCACACGAGAACATATCAAAGACTTGGGGATATCGAACCTGCAAAGTATGGCACAATTCTGCAGACGACGCCAATACAACAAAGTGGTTTATATTCATCGCTTTAAAATTCAAAATTACATTTGCAATAAAATCAGTGGATATTGATGAAAGAGCAGGGTCTTTTGATACACGACGGTGATCACGCGTATCACCAACAGCAAAAACAATTAATTCGTTTGTGGAGACACGCGAATCAAAAAAAGCTTGTCTAGTTATGGTATCATGTAAATCAAAAGAGAATAATTCACGTTTTTTTGATTTAGTAAACCGTTTTTTAAGAAAATTAGATAATAACAAAATCCCAATAAATATAATTTTTATCATTCATATTCTTTTTAATAAAAACTTATATACTTTTTTTAGAATGACAATCCCGATTTGTATTTTCGATTCGGAATACTGAGTAAAGGAACATCGAGTAACGGTGCTGTCTTTTTTTCTTGTCCAATTCTAGAAATGTAACCAACCAGAACCGCCGCAATAAATAGTATAACGGAGGACAAACTGCATTTCATTTGAATGATTGCATTATTTTTTAATATTGTCATAATCACAGAATATATAATTCCTAATGATAATATCATAATAAATACTTTCCATCTGGGTATCATTTTTGGATGACAACAAGATACATTGAGTGAAGCTGTCCACACATCTGTAAAATAGATTTGTTGCAGTACAACAATCACTATGTGCCACGATAACATGGACAAAAATATTGTACGCCATTCAGAATCATCTTGGTCATCCGCCAAATCATACAACATACAAGCTAAATACAACCAAAATATACCCAGGATGATATCGTGTAATACCCATATTGTTACACGTTTTCGAAAAGCGAACAATTTGGAATTATTACCAGCTGCGCATTGTACTAGACAAATGATATGGGGTATTGTCGAAATTAACCATAGACCAGGTGGGACACACCAAAATGCAGAAATCGTTGTATAATGTTTGTCGTTCCAAAAATGTTTGCGCTGTATCCATGAAATATAGCAAGCTACAATAGCCATAGAACTGGCCAGCGCCCGTAATACACACGTAAGCCGTAGGACAGAATCCGCGGAAGACCAATCAAAACAATCCAAACAACATTTTTTGTCTTTTGACATGTGTTTGTAAGATTTTTGTAAAAAGGCATCGTTCCACAACTCTATAATATTCACAACAGTGAAAAATGCGATAGAGAGAGCAACGGATATTAAAAAAGATTTAGTATCGGCATAATACCAACTTACGATTGAACTTATTAATGATACACATGTTAGTAACCAACATAAATTTCTCATTTATTAATACAAAAAGTATTATAATTTATAGTGCATTTTGTGAAAAATATTTGGAAAATACCTTTGCATTTTCTGTTGGACCTTTGGGCTTAACAAATGCTTCATAATCATTTTTGACTTGTTTGCAAAACATTTTATTTTTTCGGAGACGATTTAGTCTTGTTTTTTGAGCATGGCACGCTGGACACAATGCTTGCAAATTTTCGGACACATCTTGACCGCCGTCTTGCAACTCCATAATATGGTCTATTTCGAAATTCGGTGGTATTGGAAATAGACCACAGGCATTGCATGCATAACTTTGGCGAAACGCTATTTCGATTCTGAGCGACCTACTTAGTACGCGCTTTGGTATTTTTTTACAATATTTCGTTAGTTCTTTTTTTAATCCATTCAAATCTTGATTCAACTCGTAACTATTTTCAATATGCCAACTTATAAATGCATATGCTGTTTTACACGATACTAATACAGTGTCATTCGGATAAATACGAACAAGTTGTTTACATTCATATTCGTACCTATCTATTCTCAATTCGAACGCCTGTTGTGTCGTTTTGAATATAGAACGTATGTCATCCAGTGAAATATAATATTCATTATTGAACGATACAACCTCCATTTTGTATTTATATCATTTGTAAGAAAGATCCGATTTATAGGTATATAAATGCCTTTTTTTTAAATAATGAATGAATGAATTTCGGGACGCGCCAACTGTAGACCCGACAATGATGAAGCGTCAACGAATTAATCCCACACCTACCATCATAAATATGGGAGATTCCACGTCCGCTAAACCATCAATCAAAATAAATGTTGTCACTACTCACAATGAACCAACTAAACAACAAATCGAACGAGAGAAAACACGAGCAAATATCACAGAAATAAGATTCAGAAGATCTTTAAAATCAAACGATTCGAATATGTTATTGAGATGTCTGGAGTCTGGATATCACCCCACTACACTACAATGGCTACAAATTATAGGAAGATTGCATGTTACGACCGCGCTTAACTGTGTTCGCAATGTCAGATTTTTAGAACCCCTGTGTGTTGCTTCAGCCATACGTCGACAACACCGAGCATTATTTAAAGAAGTGTTGTCGCGCGTTGATAAAGTACCAAGGAATCAAATAGAGAGTCTCATGGCAGTACCTGCCTACTATTTAGACGTATGTCTGAAAAAAGGACTCGACCCAAACATACCTCTTAAAAACAAACGCCTACCCCTCGAATATGCTTGCTCTCATTCACGCATTGCGCATATTGAAATTCTTTTACAAGACGAAAGAACTACCGTTTCGCAAAACGTGTGTCGCTTCATGATCCGTCAACCAAAACAACAGAAATATGCTGAAAGAGCAATTGAGTTGTGTAAAGATATAGTTCCAAGCATGATACTTGAAGCTGTCGTAGCAAACGTAACATCAGCTTTATGTTCTATTATGAAAAATCTCGAATCAAAGTATGAAAGTAATCCGAACTGGGAAGAGATCACACACATGATGATGTGTCCCATTTTAAGCGATTACACCACCGACATTGTAAAAACACCCATCAACGACCATTATTACGACAAGAAATCATTATTACAATGGGTAAGAGATAAAGGTAACGACCCTTTGACAAGAGAAGAGTTACGGGAATCGGATTTGCTGTTAAGATCTGAATTTTTGAAAGAATATGCCACAAGTTTACAAAGTAAAATAAAAAAACTGGAATAATTTTTTCATATGAATCGTAATGTACTGTGGTCTACAAACATATGATACAAGTAACTATTTTTTAAACAAGGTAGAGAATACATAATGTCGATACGCTCATCCACATCCACATCCACATCCACATCCACATCCACATCCACATCCACATCCACATCCACATCCACCACCGATAAATTTCAAGGAATTTATCAAGGAATTCTATTATCAAGGAAGTCTATAGTAAATTTCTCAACAGTAATAAATGGATCAACAATCAAAAGACTACCTACGTAAAGTAGGCATCGGTCCAGAGTTCTTCTCATCTGTTGAAACGTTACAGCTCCCTAATCACAGTCTTTTAAAGGGTGTTACGTTGTGCGAGTTGTCCAAATACATGCCACAAGGCCAAGCTCGTTACATTTACGAAAAAATAAATCCGTGTGAGCCACTCGCACAAAAAGTTGTGAGATGGCTTGAGGAATGTGGCATTGGTAATAAATACTATGTGTATTTTCAGCGCTTGCGCTTACCAAGCGTGGAAATGATACACCACGTCCGAACCCATCATCTTTTGGCCATCGGCATGGAAACTTGGGAAGCAGACATCGTAGTGAAAATGATCGAAGAAAGAAAAAGAGATCGAACAGTAATTATCGAGTCGGGAGATGAGGTCTCTGAAAAAAAGGTCCTCAAAGTAAAAAAACGAAAAAAAACCGCAAAAAAACGCGGTTCACCAGCCAAGAAAACCAAAAAAAACAGTCCAAAACCAGGGCTTTTTAAAGGATTTTTAAACGGAAAAAGACTTCATCTCGGAACCATTACTAAGACCAAGTTTAAACAATTGCACCGAAAATATAACCTGAAACGTCAACGTCTTGGCGATGACAAATGGACATATTGTTACATGGTAAAAGGTGAGGTCAAACAAGTTCAATTTGGCCTCAAACATGTTTTGAATATTCTCTGGGAGATAGAACAACACGAAGAACAGCAAATCTCGTCAGTCTCAGCAAACCAAACAGCCCCGTCAGACCCGATAACCTCGGCAGTACCAGCATTCCCAGCATTCCCGACAGTCTCAGCGTAATTAAAGTGAACCCATAGAACATACAACATACAACATAATATAAAAAATAAAGGTCTGACTTTTTTAGCATTGTGCTAACTATTTTTATTATTGTTCTCAGCTGAGTTGACTAATCCCAGTCTTTATCAATGCTAATTTTATTATTTGTTGACTAATAATTTAATTGTTTGGTTGCTAACACTTTATTTATACAATCCGCCACGTGTTTACAATAGAACCCATAATGCGCCTGATTCGTTGCCGATCTGTAAATAAAGTCGGGACAAGTGCACGTCCATACACCTTCGGTATCACATAAGACATCGTATGTCTTGTCTGACGCGTGAGTTGAGGGTACTCGAAACGATTGGTCATGTGTGATGGTGCATTGTTTTTGCTTGGCCTGAACGAGCTCTTCGGTCGTCAACCTAGCCCAAATATCCTTTACGATGTGTCTCGGTTGTATAATCTTTAGGCGGGGAGGTAGCTTCTTTTTGGACCGTTTGTGCGTCTTTTTGGACTGTCTGTGCGTCTTTTTGACCGACACTGCTCCGCTGTCCAATGCCTTTGAGTATTTGGTGGGCGTTCGTAAAATGGACTGACCTTTCGGCATGTTTGACAAAAAACCTTGTTCAAAAATAAAAAAACAAATAAACATTCATGACCCCAATGAATAATTAAAGTCCAAGGTTTCCACAAGGATTCAAGGATTAGGTAAAAAACAAAAATGTTTTCAAAACCATTTCGTGTCGTGTCGTGTGTGCGCCGGTAAGTTTTGATGCTACATAATTTCACCATTTCATACTCAATACTTTAACGTATCCAACATACCACAGATACGCAATCAACGCCGTTTGCGCATCCGTACAACAAGAGTTATTTAAATAATTGTATTTTTTTTAGATTGTATTTGTTTATGGAGTCGAAATGGGTGGTTGTGACAGCGGTGAGTTCGTGCGTCTGCGTTTGATTCGGTAAGATTCCCCCGAAGAGCTGCTGGAGGAGCTGCTGGTTGAGCTTTTGGCAGAGTTTCTGAAAGCACTTGCGTGAGATGGGATGGTTTGGTTGGTTGGGGTTTTCATGCTGGGCAATGTCAAATACACAGCGTTGGCATACACTTGTGCAACATGTCCTAATCTTACGATGCGTATGTCGGTATCGAGGCCTAATTTAACCCCATAGCGTTCATTATTGGTATAAAACACAAGGCACATACGCGGAATAATAATGCTGTGCAACGGCAAATAATTGCTTTGATGGGGAGGTTTGTCATCGAATTTGATACCTGCATGTTCAACAAAATTTTTTTTGTCGCTGTCGTAATTCCATAATACGGGCAAGCCCATTTTGCTAAGAATACGCGATAAATGGAACATGGGATACTCGTTGCCATTAATCGTTCGCGTGCCTTTCTGCAGACGATTGGCATGGCGAATGTAATCGTCAACGGTTTCCAATTTATCTTTGTGTAAACATTTGATCCGATGGTCGACGTAAGCCAATTTGAGACATTCGACTTCGAGAGCCTCCAATTTTTGAAGGGCGTTACGGTTATCGACTCCTATCGTCGGTATACATTGTTCCAACTGTTCGTCAGAGTATCCCAGTGCGATGTTGAGACTACAGCGTTCGGGGTTCTTTTCTTTGTACCAAGAAGCATGTTTGTCTCCACCCAACCATCTCCCATCGATCACCACGGCCGAACCCAATTCAAAAGATTGGAAACCGCGCGTCGGAAACGCCGTGTTGATGACAGTAGGTACGCATTCACCTCTGTGGTCCGCAAAGACTCCAATACCGACGTCGGTGTTATCGTCGTGGATGTTGTTGTAGGTATCGGGCAAGGACATTCTTTTTTGGTGAATTCCTTGGTGAATGTCCAAAAAAGAAGTCACAAGGAATTTATTGAAACCACGTGCCCTTATTCATTGGTTCCGCCTGAAAAATCAACCGCAAGGAAACTATTGAAACCATCCCCCGAATATTCATTGAAACCATGTCCAATGCCCTTCCTACTGTTAAAAAGCCACCGCGCAACGCCAGTAACAAGAATAACAGTAGCATCTTCCTGCCAGAGTGCTGGACACTGGAAATCAAAACTCGTCAAAATGGAAAGTCGCGGGGCAAAACAGACAAGTATTATATTTCACCCACGGGACATACTTTCCGTAGTCAAGTTGAAATGTTCGCGGAAGTAGATAAGGAGGGAGACGTCTGTCCATTTTTATGGACGCGATGGATTATTGACGGAACACAAGTGTCAAGATGTGATGGTACATACATAGACAAAAAAGGCCAGAAGATCACGAGACCAGAGTCGCCAGTGTATTAACGAACCTAATTCTCCTAAAAATAAGGAGTTTCATCGTCGCTTGTTTCTATGGGTAATTCAAACTTAAGATTTTCTCTCCATTTCTTCACTTCTCGAATAGAATGAAATTTTTGACCATGCATTGAAAAATAATGTTTACCCGTTTCTGTGCTTTGCACCCTAAACCATTCTGGTAAACCGAGTTGCATTTCATTCTCTGTAGGTATGCGTGCATCCGGAGGTATTTTGATTTCAGGTATTTTATGGCATATCATACGTGCGAATGTGTTCACTATATATGTAATCATTTGTATTTATTTCAATGTTTTAAATAGACAGTTGCAACAAAATACTCTTTATTCGATCCAAAACAAACTATATATTAAAGATAGTATTATAAGTGTCAACACGCTTAAAAAAAGAATTGGCATCGCTTGAAGAAAACGGCGGACCAACTTGGTGCAGAAAATATCGTCCTTTTAAATTGTTTAAAATTAAATTGTTTAAAATTAAGCCAAGTCAGCGAATCTCTTGCAATGATAGCGACTTAAAACTTTAATTGTGAATCGTCAATGAGTTGTTCAGATTGGCCAATGAGTTGTTCAGATTGTTCAGATTGACCGTTTTGAGATTTGCGAGCTTTGACATGAGCTTTATCTGAATAATAGGTCAATACAAAAAAGAAAATGACAGTACCAAGGAAAATAAACAAAATAAACCACCAATTATTGTTGTTTTCCTCTATCTGGTCTTCTGCTAAACATGTGTGTAATAAATATGACAAGAATAATAATTTCATTTATAACAAATCATCTTAAATATATAGTGTTAAAATGTTTCCAACAAAAGTATAAATGAACTATGAAATAAATAAATTATGTCCGAAATTAAAAGGCTCAAACTTCATCAAGATTTACACGCATGGCATTCAAATCAATTAGAACAGAAAATTCAAAAAATAAGAGAATCTTGTCAACACGACATGGTCCAAAAGTCTTCAAAAGTTACGTTGGAATATGACTTTGGGTTTTTTTACAAAGTAGTGACAAGAGAGTGTAGCAAGTGTAGTTTTACTTTGATAATGAACGATACAGGTTGGTAACAACAGGTTGGTAACAGAATGTAGTTGGTAAAAATATACTATATATTGGTTATTTTTATTTGAAAATGTATACGACTTATTCTAAAACCGAACTCGAAGAAAAAGAAGAAAAATGCTTAGCAAAAGCATGTAGAGACCAAAATCCGATACACATCCGCGCAGAATCCAAAGAAACTATCGAACAATTAAACACAAACGTGTCTTACACCTTTAAAGATTGGGAACAAAAAGACAATCAAAAATGGCTGCAAGGACATCATCAAAAAATGGTATGTATATTGTCGGTTTCACTGGCAAAACCCGACAACTCTGATAATACTATCGACGATACACGCCGAACTATGCTCATGAAAGCCATTTCAAGTTGGATCGACCACGATTGGTCAGTTCTCTTATTTGTTCCAGTATTCAACCAAGACCAATATGAAGATTGTGCCAAAGTAACGTCAACATTCAACAACAAAGTCAACGTTGTCCCATATGAACTTGACCAAGGAACATGCAATAACAGAATGAACGTTGGAGAGTCCAGAAATGCGATTTTACATTTTGTAAATAAATTCAAACATATCATGAAAACATGCACCGTCGCAGATGAAAGGGTGGAATGTATACTCAGACCAAGACCCGTGTTGAGCAACATCAGTGTTCAACCAAACGACGAATCAGTTGTTTGTGTCAATCAACGCATACAAGAAGGTTACGAGAGACTTGCCATCGTCAATGACTTTTTAAGATTAGGTCCCGACGCCAAAGATATATTCATAAAACACCAAGAAGAATCTGACAACTTTTGGAAAGGACGCAAGAAAAAAGAACAAGTGTTTAAGACGGTAGTTGCAGTATACGACCCGCAAAATCCAGAGACTTCGCTTTGGCACCAATTGAACGCAATAAACCCCACACTGTTAGGGTTGCCACAAGAATATAGATGGTTTATGAGAAAAACGCCAGTGGGTGATTTACCTGCGCCCAAAAAAAGATACAAAAGATGGAAAAAATCTAGTGAAAATAAATTTCTCGGTGCTGATGTTGGACCATTTGCTACTACGCGTTTGACAATGCCAACACAATTGATTGTGTTCAAAGTGGACACCTGGAACGACCAACTGTACTATCCATACACAACAATTGGTGAAGACAATTTTTTCTCTTACGAATGGGCGCATAACCTTGGACCAATTCGTCAATTGGATTGCGTCCAAATTGTCCGTAAATTTAATAAGAACAAAGTGTCCATAACCCGTACACCAGACGACATTTCCAATTATACAGATTGTGCAATTAGAGAACTGATGTATATTCTGAATTCCGATACATATGTACAAAGGAAGAGTTGGCCGATGACAAAATTATTATGGGTTCCTGAAGCTGATCCCCAGAGGCTCGACCAAGAGTGTTACAAATGGCAAGCCTTTATTTTTAGTCAAATTTCCTCAGTTGCAAAATCTAGAAACCTTGACATCTCTGAAAAAGCAGAGTGGATTAGCGACCGCATGTTGCAATTTATATTGTCGGAAAAATTTCGTGACACAAAATATTTTTCCGATGAAAATGAAGAAACTTACAACAAAATGATTGCATTGCTCAAAGAAAAACACATCTCTCGTATCCGAACATTGAAATTGGAAATACCTGAACCAAGGGACGCATATTACTCTGACGATGATTCTGACGATGATTCTGACGATGATTCTGACGATGATTCCGATGATGATTCTGATGATGATTCTGATGACTCGGAAGAAATTGACGAAAACTTGGACGAAGTAGATCTGAATGCGTTGAGTGTGACTACGTTGCGACGTCTATGTGTAGAACGTGACTTGAAACTTGGAAAGCGCGCTCATCGCAAAACATGTATCAATGCACTTATTTCTTGGAAAGATTCGTTGGGTCTTGCTGCTATCATGGGACAGATGAAAATAAGTGGCGAGTGGAGGCCACCGAAAGTCGGCGACAGAGTACATATCAAGTATCAGGGTCCAGGCGAAGAATATGGTGGAACGATCATCAAAATAGAACTTGTTGGAAGAGGACCTGAAATAACAATGAGATTTGACGACGGGGATGTAGAAGTGTTTACACCCAAAACATTTTCAAAAAAATCTTTTAATGATGGAAATTGGCATTACGATTAATGAATACTTGCCTTTTATAAATGTTGTATTCCTATCTTTACTTTTAAACTATTAATTCCTTGGCATAAATTTCCTTGTTTCTATTTGAAAAAAAAAATGTCCGAACCAAAAGCTAAACACCAACGCATCACCCCAAACAAAAACAACGACATCACAGCCCCTATTTTCGAACCAGAACAGGTCAACGAAGCCATTGAGAGTATCGAGAACGGTATAAATGAAGCGGTTATCATAAACACTAACATTGACTTCCCATGGAATGGTGACTGTATGGTTCGCTACTTTAATTCAAGAACAAAGCCTGAATTTCACGTACCTGTGCCTGAAAACTCTTCAACACTATCCAAAACGACGTACAATCTGCCTGGGATAAATGGTGGTATGTGGCACGCTTACGCTACGAGCTCTCACGACGCTGTAGTCGACACAGCAGTCTTTCAAAAAATTGCCACTACAATTACGGGAGACCGTGAGTTCAAACTTTGTCCAGAACGTTTTCGTTTCAACCCTGTGGACCGCGACGATGGTTGGAAACAGGCCCATTTGGAAGGAGAGCACGTTATGCTCGATACTACCAACATTAGCTGTATCGTTTGTGAATCTTTGGGCAGAACATTCACTTATTACCAGGGGTCTAACAACGATCCCGATGCTCGCATATTATATTCACAAATGGGCGGTCCCGTCACGCGATTTGTGATGCCAAAACAACACCAGTTGGCAAAATGGCCTCGTGTAACGATTTGCACGACAAAACCAGGTCAAATTATACTCTTTGCGGGTTCTGTCATTCACGAAATCAGTCGCAAAACTCGGTCTTTATCTCTGTTTTTATCACCATACAACTCGAAAACAGACATAGACGAAGAAGTTTTTTATGCAGGATTAAGTAAAAAACAAGCGGTGAACAAAAAGAAGAACACCCCTGGAGCGCCCCCATTGCCCTGGAGATTCCTCCCAGATGGTACGAAACGTCAACACCCAAAGGAATACGCTGAATTGACTCGTAGACAATCCGATATATTCGGTTCATTATTCCATTCGGGTGGTTCTCATTGGGCCTCTGGAAAGCCAACCTTTTTCATGTTTCACATGATGGCGTTCAACGCATGGAGTCCAAAACTACTCCCATTTATGTTTAATGACGAAGGCAAGTATAATTACGAGGTCATTACGCCCGAACTCGTTGGGGACCACCTTCCAAAAGAGTATTTTGATAGCTTACCATTTGCGAATATTTCCGACATTGAAATGATGGAGATGAAGGTTAAATATACTGGAATCCCAGACACTGCATGGCCTCTTGTCAAATATTGGACGAAGGACATACGCATTTGCTCTGAAAACGTGTGTAAACGTAGAGGTTACATAAAATAAACACAATTTAATCAATTTTAGGTGCTAAGTAGAGGATACATAAAATAAACACAATTTAATCGATGTTAGGTGCTAAGTATACTATTGTATTGTTTTGTTGCCATTTCAAAACACCACAGTGCATGAATGTTACTGTTGAAAATATATCGTCGACTTTACAGAATGCAAATATTCGTTTGGCGACCAACGGGTCTCCCGTAAATGTCTTTGTTTGTTTTGGTTTGCCTTTGCTTATAATAGCTGCTCCCCACCTTCTTTTTGAATGTTTAAATGTTAGAGACTTTGTTTTTTTGTCAATTGCTAAGACAAAATCGCCTTTGAGTGGCATGGTTTTCCACAAGGTTAACCATTCTTCAGTGGGAACTTCCAGAGAAACGTCTTTGGGATCGTCCGCGATGCAATTATCTTCAACGTGTTCTATGTTTGCGAAATTGTATTGTAGGGCAGAGTTGGGTCTCTCTGCGATAATCGTGAGTTTTCCTTCGATAATTTCCATCTGTATGGAATCAAAATCTTCGAGCAGTGCGACGAAAGCACGTATGGAATTTGGAATTTTAAAAGTTGCTGAACCTGTTTTAGATATGGTACAGGTTTTGACTCGCATGCCACATCCTCCGTTTTGAAACATGGTAACCTTTAATTTGTCTCCACTTATTGACAAAACAGGCTCCATTGTCTGTTTTTTCGTGTTTCCCCATGCTTCGTTCAACCATTTACATTTCACTCGAAACATTTTTGTTCATATTTTCTATTCTATTTTGAAATTCACATATGCTGGTCTAATTCTAAACTTCGTATAAAGCTACTGAATAGAATAGAAATATGTCCAAACGGCGCCGCGAAGGACCCACGATGGCTGCAAATAAACGCTTTTGCGACCCATCGTTTGTCACAACTGGCTTAAAAAGACAACGCGATGACTATATTGATATTGATTTTAAGCGACAACGCTTCCATCAGCCAGATTTCAGTGGAAACAAACGTTCTGCGGATTTTGATCAAGAAGTGGATCATATGCATAAACGTATGAAAGCTACTGTGCCTACAGCGGAAGAAACTATGGCTTTTATCCTTCCGTATTTGCTGAAAATGCGTAGTATGTACACAAACGCACAAAATGACGCCGAATCAATGAAGAAACATTGCGATACGCTTGAAAAGCATTTGCAAACGTTGCAGGGGGCATATCATAAATTGATGGACCGTAATAATATTTTGAAGCGCGAATTGGACATCACAAAATACCGTCTTATGTTGAATATGGATGAAAATCCAAATTGTATGCAGTGAATAGGGGTATATAGGAATTTGCGAACTATGAAAAATGTCACGTCGCGCAGGAGCAGGAACAGATGAATCCGATACAATGTTATCTCCAGATATTGAATCTGGAAAAATGAAAACAGATACGGTGTACGAATTAATGAAACTACGTGATTTACAGTCATTTGTATCTAAAATTTATTGGTTGGTGGTGATGTGCTTCTTTGCTATCGGGTGTATTTTGGCACTCGTTTTGTCAGATGGAACATTTTCAGATGTATTCATGGCAGAAAATTTATTGTCTTCGATTGGCATCTCTGCTTATATTTTATTAGTAGCATTAATGATCATGTGTAACAATCACGGCGAAATGCGAGTGATTCTACTACTAAGCATCTTATTTTTTATAGGATGTTTATCTGGATTTATGCTGGCGCTTCACTTACTGGATATAAATATAACTCTACAATCTACAAAGAATTAACTATTTTACATTGAATTTCCCACCATTGTAACCCTTTATAAAAACCCCTTTCTTTAAACACTTGTTTGCCTTTGTCCACGATAAATTTGACAGTGTCTCGTCTTGAATGTCTTTTCGTAGGGTCTCCTTTATTGAATAATATTTCGTTTCCATAAAGTCTTGGAACTCCTTCGTGGTGAATTTCATCCTTTAAAATTGATATGTCAATAGCCAACATATCTAACCACATTAAATAATTAGATATACGTTCTGTAGGTTCATTTATATATTTTGGCACCGCTTCCTTTGTTTTGCGGTAATTTGCTCGACAATGACACCACCAGTGTGCATAAGATTGGGGCATATCGTCTCCTATCAGAACGACGCGTTCAAACGCGTTTGGCCATTCAACACGTATATATTTGAGCATCTGGTCAACGGTGGTGTAGGGGAAATTAGTGTCAGCTAACCATGTGACCATTTCTTTTGAAGCCAACCAATCTGGATTTTGAACGGTTGACATTTTGTATTTGTGAACACCTTTTATAGGGAAAAGGGATTCTGTGTTATTTAGTATAAACTTTCAAAACAAAGTTTCAATATGATTATTGTTGCGATTGACCCCGGTATCAAAAACTTAGGATGGTCCGTCTATGATACCATCAAGTGCAGATTCAAGAGCTTTGGTAGATACAACCTACTCAAAGACCAACCCAAGACAATGCATACCAAATATCCACAATTGGTATATGATTTTATTACAGCCTCGAAAGCTGTGTTTGATGTTGCAGATATTATTTGCATCGAAATTCAGATGGTGGCAAAATTTAAAATTATCCAAACAGCGTTTCAATGTTTTTTCTGGGGGAAATCGTATTTAATTTCACCAAGGTCTGTACGTTGTCACTTTAATATTTCAACAGGCAATTACGCCAAAAATAAAAAAGCTTCCGTGAACATAATACCTTCGTTGGATATTACTGCCCAAAACAAAACTTGGTTTAATTCACTAGACGTCGGTAAACGCGATGACGTGGCAGATGCCATCTTGATAGGACTATATTGGGTAGAGAAGGGTTCTTCAAAAGTGAAGAAAGAAAGTAAAAAACGTAAACGAAAAGGAGTATAAAGATAAATGGTGTTTGTTCATTATGTTACAATATGTACTTGCTATTTTTTGTTTCTTGTGGTTTATTCGCGTTTGGATTTGCTTGGTCAGCGCTCCGTATAACTTCATTCGGAGACTGATAAACTTTGCCTTTCGTTTTATACAGAAATGTTATACAAAAGCTTCCAATATAGCCAAATATACGAGCGTAAAGGGAAAGAAGTCCACTCAGAATACCAACGACCTCAAATAAGTTCATGTCACGTTCGAAAACATAGAATCCATACATAACAATGACTCCACATAACAATGACTCCAACGCATATCGAACCTCCGATTTGTTGAATTCAACCTCCGATTTGTTGAATTCGTGTAAATACTAATTGAAATCGAGTACGTAGCGATTCATCAGTATCTCTGAAATCCTCTAAATCTTCATATGTTAATTTACGTTTATGCATAAGTCTGGCATAGTTACAATCGTTGCACACTTACACTATAATATTTATTTTGTAATTCTGGAATAAAAGACTACATAGTAACAACATTGTACCCCATATAATTACAAAATGCATATCAAAATATTAGAATGAATATAAATACAAGAAACTTTTTGTTTATATGATTTTTTATTATTTTTCAATGTGTGTATTTTTAACAGGTATACTAATGTTGATTGCGTTTTCAATTCTTACAAAACAACCGACACTCACAATGTACATTATATCTTCTTATTTTATAATTTGTGGCATTATGATGGCAACATTCTTTATGTGTTTGGATTGGTGGAAAGTGAATCCAAAACAGACTCCTGAGAAACAAGAGTTAATACGTCGCGAAACTGAGATAGACGTTGTGTCTTTGTAGTATTCGTCGATTCCCATTGCTTTAACCATCTTTTTAACCACTTGTCAGTATGTTCACGCAACGAACACGGTTGTTTCTCATATCGCACGATCTTCTCCCATTTGACAGCAAAATTATCCATCATCTTCAAGTTAATTTCTGCTTCCGTCAATATAGCCGCCGATCGAGATAACGAATTGTCGTCTGACACATCTGAATTCCGCAAGTCCGTGAGCGCATTGTTTCTTTGTTGCTTACACTCTAGTTGGTTGCCATCGAAATCGTCCAACCATGATAATATATAATCTGTTACATCTTTAAAATCTATCTGTTCTCCGGTCCACGGGTTGTCAGGAACATTCATATTGTGCTGTGTTAGTTCTGAAATTTGCAATAATAGCGCAATATATTGCTGTTGTTGCTTTGTTAATCGCGCTATATCTTGTGCCAATTTAGAAACTGTCATCCATTGCTCAACATGTGGATGTTCAAGCTTTCGGCGTTTTTTCTTAGGTGGCATGAATAACTGCAGCACCGAAAGCTAAATAGAGTCATTTACAAAATAAATAGATTCAATCATCTTCTAAAGAACGCAGTAAATTTAATCCCGTTAGAGGGATCAAATCAAATGCATGACAAAGCAACATTAACTTCCACAAATTTACGAAATTTGTCCCTGTGACCCCAAACATATTTGTCAATAAAGAACCCCACTCTTCGGCAACAACACCACCTATATTTGTTATTGACATCAATAATGCGTACAACGAACCTTCTACACCAGGCGGGCATAATTGTGCACCAAGAACAACCATTGGCATTGTAATAAATTGTCCAACCAGTGTAATAACAACACGCTCTACGAATGCAAAAATAAAATCAGGTATTCCAATTTGACGATTGGTATGAAACACCAGAAAAAACAATGTATTTTCTAATAAGAACGAAATAAACAAAGACCATCCAAAAATTTTTCGAAACGATACTTTTGTAAGCCATCTTTTGTAGACCCAAGTACCGAGTATAGCCACGACATATCCCATAACATCAAGTGCACCAAATTCATTGGGAGTAAATCCCAGCTTTCGTTCGTAAAAAAATGTCATAACACTACCATACCCAGGTGTCACACAAATCATAAAAATAAATAACGCTGGTTTGTAAATTCCTGGTTGTTTAACAGCAGCGTACAATGTCGAACTCGTCTTACGCCAATCTTTCTTTTCTTTGGTCTTTATTTCGACAATAAAACACGACAATATGGCAATAAAAACAGGTATCATAGAATTGATCAAAAATACTTGCGCATATCCCAACTTTTCGTAGGCGAGTGTGCCAAAAATAGAGGCCAAAAACCCACCAGCAAAACGCATCATCCATGACCATGATTGAACGCGGCCTTTATTTTCCTCACCTTCTTTTCGAGCCGCTTCGACCAATAACGAGTCGGCCATAACATCCGCAAAACACATGCCCGCTGACGACAGAGTCATCACCAATGTAATCACAAATGCATCATGCGGACAAAAAGGCAATATTATCCACATTAATGACGATGTATACGCCGCAAAAATCATATAAGGTTTACGACGATATCCATAAATTGGTTTGGAATCAGAAATAAAACCAAACAAAGGTTTCAAACACCATGGTATACTGACAACTCCAAATATGGCAGCCATTTGTGCGGGCGATACTTGTACAGTATCCATCATCCAATAACGCATCGCCACAGATGGAAATTGAAAGGAAAACCCCAGAAATAAATAAAAAATTAAGAGAGGAATCATTTATACAGATAGTAGATTTAAACAAATACGTCATTTTTTATTTTCTTTTGTGGATTTTAATCTCCATTGGCGTTCTTTAGAAACAGGATGTTCATAATATATAGTACCCGTCTTTTCACATTCAACTTTTTTAAATTCCTCCAGTGGACGCACTTCTTTTGTAGACATTTGACGATAAGACATTTTTTCCAACAATCCCATATTTATACATCTATTCCATTGGTAATTTACCCACTCCATAATATTGGCGACTCCTGTCATTTTCGCGCAAAAATTTGAAAATTAAAGAAAAATTATCCATTTCTCCTGGCGTTTCCTTCGAAACCCACTGATGGTACACCGTTTTTGTTGTCACATTGTCAAATTTCAACTCAGGCACACCGCTCGAAACAGAGTTTTGCATGATTGTCACAATAGTTTTATAACACTCACGTACCATAGAGACGTCTGTGACCGAACCATCGCCAATACCAGAAGCGATTTGATAAGCCAATAAATTCGCATGGTATGGTTTAAAAGATTGCCAGACGACATGGTCACTATTGTCCTTTGAAAATAAGAAATTTGCTAGGGCCATTAGTTCGGCAGGTTTTTTGTAATAATTCGGATCTTCAAGAGCCGCCAATATGCGCGCTGGAGTATTGTCAGTGCAACGCCAAATTCTCAATGTGCGAACATCGTCACTCGCTCTGGCCGATTGCACTGGTTTTTTTTCGAATGGATGTGGAGCCGGTGTCGAATTTTGCACCTCGTCACTACCAAGCCATTCGTATAAATCAAGTGCTTCCTCACTGTTTACCCATTCGTCATCGTCGGACATTTTGATAAAGATTCATGTATAATAAATAGTGTCAATTTGTTAGTAGAAAAAAAGTGTGCGATAACATGCGTCATTTTGGGCGCGTTGCAATTTAAGAGTATATATATTCACAACTTCCAAAGTGGTAATGTTTGGAAATGAACGACGAATATGGAAAGGACAAAAGTCCAAAAAACAACCACAAACAAAGGAAAATCTCCAAAGATGGCTTAGGAAGTATTGTGACGGCGTGAAGAACCACGGTGAACCCAACACCTGGGATGTCACCCGCGTGAAAGATATGTCAGGACTGTTTGAAGACGTTAAGACGTTTAATGCACCGATAGACCAGTGGGATACGTCGCAGGTGACGGATATGGAGTGCATGTTTCATGGTGCCACAGCGTTCAATCAACCGTTGAAGTTCAATACATCACTGGTGACGACTATGTACGGCATGTTTGAGGGTGCCACATCGTTTAATCAACTGTTAGCGTTTGATACGTCGCAGGTGACGACTATGGAGGGCATGTTTCGTGAGGCAAGAGCGTTCAATCAACCGTTGAAGTTCAATACATCACAGGTGACAAATATGAAGGCCATGTTTGAGGATGCTGAGTCATTTAATCAACCGCTCGAGTGGAACACGTCGCAGGTGACGACTATGCGAGACATGTTTCGTGATACCATATCTCTCAATAAACCGTTGACGCTGTATACGTCACAGGTGACGGATATGTACAGCATGTTTGGTGGTACCAGCTCGTTCAACAATGGAGGACAACCGTTAACGCTCGACACGTCACATGTGACGGATATGACTTACATGTTTGCTGCTGCCAGAGTGTTCAATCAAGATATCAGTGCATGGAATACGTCCAATGTGACGACTATGAATAGCATGTTTTACGCGGCCAGAGCGTTCAATCAAGATATCAGTGCATGGAATAC